TGAAAAAGCTTCTTCTGTAGCTACAACATCCATAAAAACCATAGTTGTCATGACTGCTGTTGTGGCAGCGCTCGGCGGGTTACTTGTATTGATGAGCAAATTCAATTTTGATGTGTCAGCATCCAATGCTACAGCTCTATCGGCAATGATGCTTGGTTTAGCAGCTGCAACCGCAGTGTTAGGCAAGATTGAAAGCGTCGATAAAAGTGCATTAATTGCCGTTGGGATAATGACAGGTGTATTGGCTGGAGTAGCTGTCATACTCGGCATAATGGATAAGCTCGATATATCTGCAAGCATCCCTAATGTTATAGCTTTATCAATTATGTTAAATGCTATATGCGCTGCAGCATTGATAGCGAGTAAGATACCTCCGATACCGCCAAGTGCTTCATTATATATTGCAGCATTTGTTGGAATAATTACCGCTTTGGGTGCGGTTATAGTAGCTGTAGCAGGCGTTATAGATCTTATTCCAGGCGTTGAAGAGTTTCTTGACGGCGGTATAAAGATTCTGGTCAAAATAGGAACTGGTATAGGCGAATTTGTAGGAAGTCTTGTTGGCGGCGTAATGGATGGAATTGCCGTTGGAGCTACGAAAGATTTACCAGAAGTTGGTAAAAATATAGCAGAATTTCTTAAAGCATTTTCCGGAATGGATAATTCTGTAAAAACTGGCATTGAGGTATTTGCCGATGCTGCTGGAGCTATTTTAAGTTTATCTAAATCAGACATTCTTGATGGGATTGCTAATAAACTTGGTTTTAATACTGGTCTCGATAATTTTGGTGAACAGGCGAAATCTTTCGGTAAAGCCATGCACGCATTATCGGATTCTTTAACAGGTGAGAATGTAATTGATACAGAAGCTGTTAAAGGCGTGGCGAAAGTTGGTCAGCTGCTTGCCGCATTAGCTAATGACATTCCGCCTCAACCCGGTGATATCCTTAAAAAGTTTGTATTTAGCCAGAATCTTGGTGAATTTGGTAAACAGGTAGAAACATTTGGCAAAGCAATGAGCGCAATGTCTAAAGCAGTGTCTGGTGAGAATGCAATTGATACAGATGCTGTTAAAGGTGTGACGAAAGCCGGTAAAATGTTATCTGCATTAGCTAATGACATTCCACCGCATCCTGGAGATATTCTTGAAAAATTTGTATTCAGCAAGGATCTTGGTGAATTTGGTAAACAGGCAGAAGCATTTGGCAAAGCTCTTAGTGCCATGTCGAAGGCTATCACAGGCGAAAATGCAATTGATGTGAATGCTACACAAAACGCTGTAAATGCTGGTAATTTACTGTCAGCATTAAAAGATAATTTACCAAAAGATCCGGGAGCGATTCTTAGTTTATTTACGGAAAATAAGAATCTCGGAAAATTTGGAGAGCAGGCACATAAATTCGGCGAAGCTATAAGTGCTATGTCTAAAGCTATTACGGGTGAAAACGCAATTGATACAGAAGCTGTATCCAATGCTAAAAACATAGGTACTATGATGACCGAACTGCAGAAAGCATTACCGAAAGACGAATGGTTCGACGGAGTTATGCAGCTTGATGATTTTGGTAGTGATATCAGTGCCTTTGGTCAGGGGTTGCTTGTTTACAATGCTAATGTTGCAGACATAGACTTTACTAAAGTTAGCGCATCAGTATCTCAAGCTAAACGAATGGTATCACTGGCCAATAGTATATACGGCAACTCATCCAATATCGAAAGCGGAATTAAGACGTTCAAGGATTTCGAGGATATCGGTGAAACGATAAAAGATTACAGTGATGATGTATCTAATACCAATATTGATAGCATATCCAATTCTATTTCGATAGGATTCAGATTAAAAACATTCATTTCAAGTCTGAAAGATATTAATACGACCGGCATCACGAGTTTTAAAGAGGCTGTGAGTAAACTTGGTGAAGTTGAACTCGGTAGTATTAAGAATACGCTAAACGAATCGGCTAAAACATTTTCGACGAATGGTTTAAGTATTGTTGAGGCATTGAGCAGCGGAATGACCATGAGAAGGCCTAAAGCTATATCAGCAATGAGTAATATAGTTAACGATGTGCAGAAAACAATTACCGATAGAAACGAAAACTTCAAGAAAACGGGTGTGGCGTTGATCAGTATGCTTGCTGTTGGAATGGCGGCTCAGAAAGAACATGTTAAGAATATTGCTTCTCAGGTTGCTATAGCATCTGCAAACGGAGCTCTTAATCCGGCATATTCTTATATGAATAATAACGGAAGAAATCTCGGTTTAGGTTTAGTCTATGGTGTGTTATCAATGCAACAGTCGGCTTATAATGCTGGCTTTGCTTTAGGACAAGCTGCGGTCAGAGGCGAGCGTGCCGGTCAGCAATCACATTCACCATCCAAAGCTACATATCAATCCGGTATTTGGCTTGGCGAGGGTATGATAAATGGTTGCCGTGATATTGCCACAAAAGTATTCAGTACCGGTAAGAAACTTGGTACCGGTATAGTGGACTCCGTATCTGAAGCTATGCAGTCAGCTGAAGATATATTTGATTCCACAGTTGATGTAGCTCCTGTAATCACGCCGGTAGTTGATTTAACCGATATTCAAACCGGAGCTGCCAGAATCACAAGTATGTTCAATAATCCGTCGGTAACGCCAATGACAAACATCCGAGCTATTTCTGGAATGATGGATAATCGTCAAAATGGAAATAATGAAGATGTGGTGAATGCTATTAATGGGCTCAAAAAGAGCATCGGTAATGCTGGAAATACTTATAATAACATTTCTGGAATTACTTATGATAATGGAAGTGCTGTTTCAGAAGCTATCGAAACATTGGTAAGAGCAGCTAAGATAGAGAGGAGGAGATAGTCATGTCTCAGTTTTCAGACGGCACATCTGGTTCATCTTCACTAAATGATGTTTTTACTGATGGCTCTGAATATACAACCAATCTCAGCGCCCAAGTTCAAATCACTGAATTTGGGCTTGAGAAAGGTACAACTCGAAACGTATTTATAAAATGGACGTGGAATCAGCTACACACAAAAGAATTTCGTGTTGTTTGGTATTATTTTACCGGGCAAGGAACATCCTTTGTTGGAAGCGATGCCAGAATAACAAATAAATATTCTTCATATAACGCACCATCCAATGCGACAAAAGTAAAAGTAAAAATACTTCCTATAGCCGACAGTCGTAAGATTGGAAATTATACTGCAGCATATTGGACAGCCAAGTGGACAACTTTAAGAGAATATAGTTTCAAAAATAATCCACCAACTGTTCCGTCGGCTCCGTCAGTCACAATTAGTAATAAATATAAACTTACGGCATCACTTGCTAATGTTAATTCTGATACAGAACAAATCGAATGGTATGTTGTACGGGACGATAAAACTAAATATTATTCTGTAAAAACAAAAGTTAACAAAAACGCCGCGTCAATGACTTGTACCATTGATGCTGGAGGAAAATACAAGGTTAAATGCCGAGCGTGGAAGGGCAACCAGCATAGCGACTGGTCTGAATATTCCGGAAATGAAGGTACTGTTCCGACTGGAGTTGGTGAGATTACTCGTCTCGAAGCTTTTTCAGAAACAGGTGTACTGGTCGATTGGACTGGTGTTAAAAATTGTACGGGGTATGAAATTCAATATACTACGAGACAGGGATATTTTGACAGTAACCCTAACGAAGTCAAAAGCCAAACCGTTCCGTCGAATATCAGTCATGCTGAAGTAACTGGTCTTGAGTTAGGACAGACATATTTCTTCAGAGTCAGAGCTACAAATGATCAAGGAAATTCTCCTTGGAGCAGTATCAAATCAATAACCCTTGGTAAAGATCCAACAGCTCCGACAACATGGTCATCGACTACGACGGCTATAGTTGGTGAGGAGCTTGTTCTTTATTGGGTACACAATGCTACAGATGGCTCTTCGGAGAAGCAGGCGGAACTTGAGTTGAATGTTGATGGAACTATCACAACTGAAACCATCGTGAATACAGCAACAGGCGACGACAAAGATAAGACTAAAAGTAAGAAGATAAATACGTCAAAATGGAGTGAAGGAACCACTCTAAAATGGCGTGTTCGAACTATGGGCATTACTGGAAATTACGGAGAATGGTCTGTCCAGAGAGTTGTAAACATTTATGCGCCCGCCACGTTACAACTCAATGTGACAGATTCTTCCGGAAGTGATATTTCTACTATTACGTCATTTCCTTTCTATATTAAAGGAATAGGTGGTCCGAGCACTCAGAAAGTTCTTGGATACCACGTATCAGTAGTGGCTTTGGAAGGATATAATACGGTTGACGAAACTGGTATGGCGATCGTTGTCGCTAAAGGTCAGGAGATATTTTCACGATATTATGACACTAGCGGAGAACTGTTACTTGAATTACATGCTGGGAACATTGATCTCCAGAATAATGTTAGTTATCGAGTTATCTGTTCGGTTGCCATGGATTCAGGATTATCGGCAGAGAGAAATGAAGATTTCACAGTAGCGTGGACCGAAATGACCTATTCGGTTAATGCTGAGATGGCATACAGTCCAGAGACATATTCATTTCTTATCAGACCATATTGCCTTGATGAAAATAATAATCCTGTGAGCGACGTTACTCTTGCCGTATATAGAAGACAATTTGATGGAGAGTTTGTTGAAATTGCATCCGACCTTGAAAATTCATCGAACCGGTTTGTTACTGATCCACACCCTGCGTTGGATTTCGGACGATATCGTGTTGTGGCTAAATCTAAATCAACTGGGGCTATCAGTTATTACGATATGCCGGGCTATCCCATCAACGAATCTGGAATTATCATCCAGTGGGAAGAGCAGTGGCAGAACTATATCACATCTGAAATAAATGAAAATGACACGTATGCTGAACGTCCTTGGTCTGGTTCAATGGTGAGGCTACCATATAATGTAGACGTGTCAGACGATAGCGATTCAGATGTATCACTTGTCGAATACATAGGTCGAAAACATCCAGTGAGCTACTATGGGACTCAGGTCGGACAAACTGCAAGTTGGAATACTGATGTTCCGCGTAGAGATGTAGAGACTCTTTATGCTTTGAGAAGATTGGCTGCGTATCAAGGAGATGTGTATGTCAGAGAATCAAGCGGAAGCGGTTATTGGGCTCATGTTAATGTGTCAGTAAGCAAAAAGCATCAAAATGGGGTAGTCCCAGTTACAATAAAAGTAACTAGAGTTGAGGGAGGGATTTAATATGCCAGATTGGACCAAATCAATGGAACAATCTTTTGAATATTATATTGTAGACCCTGGTACTTGGCGTGACCAAAAGAAACTCGATAATATACTTGACGGCACAATTGATGGAGATTTGGAGGCTGAAACGCTCGGTTCTGCAACATTTAATATAAGCGATTCAGTTGGGGAATGTTATATCAGACCCTATCTTGTTACTCGTCAAAATGGAATTACAGAAAGGTTCCCTATGGGAGCTTTTCTCGTTCAGACTCAGAAAACTGAGTTCGATGGTAAGTATACAAAGGTTCCAATCGATGCATATACACCTTTATTAGAACTAAAAGAGAATCCACCGCCATTGGGATATTCTATAATGAAAGACTCCAACATTATGGACTACACATACAGACTCACCCGAGAACGAGTTAGGGCTCCTGTTGTACAAACATCAATAGATGAAAAATTATATTCTGATTTTGTAGCTAATACAGATGACACATGGCTTACATTCATCAAAGATCTGATGGCAAATGCTAAATATCAATTTGGTCTTGATGAATTAGGTCGTGTTATTTTTATGCCAAATCAGGATGTTGAGTGTTTACAGCCGGTGTGGGAATTTAATGACGATGACGGCTCCATTCTTTATCCTGAAATCAATACCAGTCGTGATATGTATGGTATTCCTAATGTCGTGGAAGTATCTTATTCCGGAACAAATGAGAATTATTATTCGCGAGTCGTGAATGATGATCCAAACAGTCCGGTTTCAACGGTGAATAGAGGACGAGAAATAACTCATCGAGTGACAAATCCAGAATTTGCCGGCGAACCAACAGAAGGTCAGATAGAGATTTACGCGAAGAATCTCCTTGAACAGTTATCATCGATTGATTACACTGTATCGTTTTCTCATGGTTATTGTCCTGTGAGACTTGGTGATTGTGTTCGATTAAATTATTCAAGGGCAGGAATAAATGGAGTAAAAGCCAAAATAACAAAACAATCTATTGCATGTAAACCGGGATGTAAAGTTACAGAAACGGCAATATTTACCAAGAATCTATGGAGGTGATCATGTGGAGTTATCAAAAGTCATAATAGACGATTTTGCGAAAGTGACAAATGACGATAGACACATTTCTCAAAATACTACGCTTTATGGAACAATCAAAGTAAACGGCGATAAAAACTATGTTCAATTGGACGGTTCAGATCTTCTCACGCCCTGCTCATCAAGTGTTAACGTCAAAGATGGTGAAAGAGTCATGGTTGTTGTTGGCGGACATGAGGCAGTTGTTACCGGAAACATGTCTTCTCCAGCGGCAAGACTTGGCGATGTTGATGACGCTAAAAAAGAGATAGGGGAGACGGTAGATCAATCATTAGATGCATATGATGTAAAACTCGCTCAAATGAATGAGTTGGCAGCTAATACCTTAGGGTTTTATTACACAGAAGAGAAAGCTGCTGATGGTTCAATCATAGCGTATCGCCATGATAAAGCAGAATTGAGTGAATCAAAAATCATTTATAAAAATGGAATTGATGGTTTCTTTTTATCTGTGGATGGCGGACAAACATGGAAAGCGGGGTTTGATAGTAATGGAGATGCCGTTCTGAATATTCTCTATGCTATCGGTATTCAGTCAAAATGGATTAATACAAGAGGTTTTACTGCTACAGATAACAGTGGCAAAGAGACTTTTAAAATTGATGAGAATACTGGGTCAGTATATATTGACCCGAATACGTTCATGTTAGGCGATAAAGGAATTGCTGATACAATAAATGGTATTGTTTCAGATGCGTCTACAGTATTCATGTTGTTGAGTAATGAATATCAAGGCATCGTAACTGACGCAAATGGTAATATTGTCGGCGACTTTCCGAATTGCCAAACAACCATCACGATTATGTCTGGTAATGATGATGTGACATCAGAGGCAACTATTCAACCAACACTGAAAAAAGGACTGACTGGTGAATGGGATGAAACTACGTTCACATATACAGTAACTGGTTTATCCGAAGATAATTGTTATATCGAATTTACAGCCATATACAATGATTCAACAGTTAAGAGACGTTTCACGGTATGCAAACAACGATATGGAAAAGATGGTACAAATGCGATGTCTCCTATCGTATCAGTTACCAAAAAAGATGGCATAACAACCATTTCAATTACTGACGAGACTGGAACTCATACTCAGGAAGTTCTTGATGGCGTGAATGGTACTCCAGGTACTCCAGGAGCTGACGGTAAAACACCTTATTTTCATGTCAAATACTCAAATGATGGTGGTAAAACATTTACAGACAACAATGGAGAAAAAGCAGGGTCCTATATAGGAACATACACTGACCATATAGAGAAAGATTCAAACATTGTTAGTGATTATACTTGGGTGAAAATTGAAGGAAAAGACGGGGTGTCTCCTACAATTACTGTCACTAAGGAAAACGGTGTCGTGACAATTGTTACAAAAGATGGATCGCATACTTACACCCAAAAAATTCTTGATGGCGTGAATGGTACCCCAGGAGCAAATGGAACAAACGGACAGACTACGTATTTTCATTTAAAATACTCAAATGATGGTGGTAAAACATTCACATCAAATAATGGAGAGGATGTTGGTTCATACATTGGAACATATACTGATTTCGTAAAAGAAGATTCAGATACACCATCTGATTATACCTGGGTGAAAATCAAAGGCGAAAACGGTAAAGACGGTAAAGATGGTATAAATGGTACGAACGGAAAAGGTATTTCTGAGATACATACCTATTATCAGGCAAACAATCAAACATCAGGTATATATGCGTATTCGAGCGGTTGGAGCGAAGCATTTACTGCCCCGAACTCAAGTTCTAAATATTTATGGACATATCAGAAAACCATTTATAACGATGGAAGTAGTGAATCAACATCTCCGCACATTATTGGAACGTATGGTAAAGACGGAAAAGATGGGTCTACTTTATCATCGACTGAAATTTGGAATCTTTTGTTACAACAAAATACTGATTTTATGTATAAATACAATGGACATATTTATATAAAAGCCAGTTATATTGATAGTGGTATTTTTTGCGGTTGGACTGCTGACAGAATTAATGGGAAATTATACGCAAACGCTAGTGATTTTGATTCAGATTCTGACAGCAACGCCACAGACGGTTTAATTACACCATCTGCTGAATACTACACAGAACTTAACGCAAAAAAAGGTATCATAAAAACTAGAATAGATAATCTGTTTGCAGAAGCAGGAAAATCAAGGAATTATGCTGCTTTATCTGGAAATAACATATATGCAAATACAGTTTATTCATATAATTATGCCAATAATGCATATTTTAAAAAAAAACTAACAGCAGCAGCAGCTGTTCAATTCAAAGGCATATCGAGCGGATCTGGGACGGATCTTGTTTTGACTGCAGCTACTATGAACGGAGGCTGTTTTGTAGTTAAGAAGTCCGGATCTTCAAAACGTTTTAAAATCCACAACTCCTTCATGGGCGAACAGGATGTAGAAAAACTTTATAATTTGCGTCCGGTTTACTTTAAATACAAACCAGGTTATCTTCGAGAGGGGGATCAAGATTGTGAACGTATTATACCGGGTTTCTATGCTGAACTTGTTGAAAAGTATTTTCCAGAAGCAGTTCGTTATGACGAGAAAAAAAGAGTAGCTGATTGGGACCCCAAAAAACTTGTTCCGGCAATGCTTAAATTGATTCAGTTACAAAAAGAACAATTGGATAGACAGGAAGAGCGTCTGTCTAAAATAGAATCTATTCTTAATATTAAGGAGGAATAATTATGGATTTTACAGCATTAACAAAATATTTTGTAGTAGTGGTAGTGGTGGCGTGCCTTATTGTAGGGTACATAATCAAACATACCACATTTCTTAACAAAATTCCGAACGATGATATTCCGGCTATTCTGGCAGTGATGGGGGCTGTGCTGAATGGCTTTGTCAGCGGTTGGACCATTGAAAATGTCGTGTATGGGGCTTTGATGGGATTAGCTTCCACAGGCTTTCATCAGGCGTTCAAATCATTTGTAGAAGGTAATTCCGATGATTCTAAGGAGGATCTCAATGACTGAGTTCGCTATTACATCAGGTCAGCTTATGTGGCTTTGTACATTGATTGCTGGTCTATGGAGTGTAATTAAAATTATCAAGGAAATCCGTAAGCCAAATGATGATTTGAAAAAAACAGTCGCCAGACATAGTGAACTTCTTGATAATGATAATAAGCGTCTTAAAGAGCATGAAGAATCCAACCACATGATTCTGAAATGTCTACTGGTAATCATTAATCATGAAATCACTGGCAATGGGATAGAGACCATGAAAGAAGCCAGAGACGACTTGCAAAAATATTTGGTCGATAAATAGTAAATGAAAGGGAATAATAGCAGTATGTTTGTCATTTATTTGTACCATACCGTCAATATTCCCTTTAAATACGGCATTCTTTGTTTCCATCGAGGAAGCTGCTAAAGCTGGTAAATTCTAATAAATGGCTTAAAATAAGCATTTATCGTGTCCAAACAGAGTAGTAAAAAGTGGTTAAAATGGGGTTGTTTGTACCAGGTTTGTACCGGGTTTGTACCACAGATAATTCAAAAAATTGGGAGTTATTCATCATTGAGTAGCTCCCTTTTTATTGCAATTTTGCTAAGTCTTTTCTTAACCATTCTAAGTCTCGGACAGTATACGTAGACTCAGTTATATCTTTTATTGAATGTCCCACCATTTCTTTCAATGCATATTCATCAACTTCTGACTTTTTACATCTCGTTATAAATGTCATTCGTGGGTCGTGAGGTCTATGTTCAGGATTAAGATTGAGTTCGTTCATAACTTTCTTAAAGCGTTTGTTATATTTATCATATGTCATAACATACGAACCAGAATGAGTCCGACCCTTATCGTTAAACAGGTATCCGGTTCCAAGTTCACTTGCTTTGTCGTAATTGTCTTTTACAAGTCCTTTTATTTTTTCGTGGATTGGTACTATTCGCTGCTTTCCGGCATCCGTTTTCATTCCAGCAATCATATACCATTCATTTATGTTTATTTCATCCAGCTTTAGTGTAGCCAGTTCCTGGGGTCTCCAGCCCATATAGCACTGAATCAATATCCAGTCTACAAACTCAACTTTTCCGACATTATTCCACAATATATTGAGTTCTTCTTCTGTGAATATTATATGTGGTTTTTTAGCTTGTTCTTTTTCTTTTACAATATCGTCAGAAATGTCGAAAGTTCTGGCATAATTCATAGATATAATTTCGTATTCTAAACCATAATCCAGAAGTAAATTGAATAGTGATTTTATGCGGGATTTAGTTTCAGCAGAAGCATATATTTTTTCGCCTTTCTTTTTACCTCTGGTTTCGATTCGATACCCTTCGTCCATACAACCTTTAATATGTCTGGCTCTTATATCTTTCACTCTCATCGTGTAGATGGATGAGCAATAAGCCCATGCCGCAGTAATTGTTCGTTTCGAAGCATCTGTAATATTTTTGAAGTATTCATCGCTCCATCGTTCATATAACTGAACCACTGTAATATCGGCATTTAAGTCATATGGATTTTTGTTATATTCGACGAGGGCTTTATACGCTTCATTGTAATTACTAAATGCTGACACAGGTTTTAATAATTTCAAAATGGGCTTACCAGTTGGAGTTTTACCAACACAGACCCTCGCTCGAAATCTGTTACGGCGATTCCCGTCTTTCAATTCGGTAATAGAACCGAAACCGTTTGGAAGTTTCACACGTTTTGGCGAACTTTTCCTTTTCTTTTTGGCTTCGACATTCAATGGATAGCCACAGTGAGGGCAGATACTTGCCTTATCGCTTACTTGAAGTTCACATTCAGGGCATTTTGTTAACATAAGCATTTCTCCTTTCTTTATAGTGTCGATAATGATATACCGCATTGGGCTAAATGTCAATTGCCAATTTCTTCCATCCAGCGTTTCCCAGTTGAATATATAGTTAATACTACTATATCATAACAAGGACTAACTATAGGAGAGCTAGATATAATGGACAAGAAAATTTGTGAAAAATGTGGCGCAGTTTTGAAGCATTATGATAGGGTCACACGAATCGTTAAAGGAAAAGGTGGTGTTAAAAGTTATATTCATGTGGAGAGATATAGATGTCCGAAGTGTAAAACTATACATAGATTTCTCCCAGAGTGTGTACATCCATATAAGCAATACGACGCGGAAATTATCGACGGTGTGATCGAAGGTCTGATAGATTCTGACACATTAGGATTCGAAGATTATCCTTGTGAAATGACAATGAAGCGATGGCGTAGTCATAATTTGACTCCGAAAATTTAATCCACTGACTTTGTTTTAACAAATAAGTAGTAGTTCGATATGATTAGTTTTGAAAGGAGGGAGAACGTTGGAAGATGTTATATTTGCACCTGGTTCAGTGCCGGTCGCAGTAGCAGCTAGGATTTACGGTAAAGATGCGACATGGGTGAGAGCTGGATTGATAACAGGATATTTACAAATTGGAACAGCAACTTGAAACGGTAATGTAATAACGACTATATCGCAGATGAACAGTAAATACGGTCGAATAAATTATTACATATCTCCGAAGAAACTCTACGAAGAAACTGGTTATATTTGGAAAGGGGAACGACAATGATAAGATCAGAATTATCAGAAAAGAATCCATATTGGATAGAAAGGCATCGTTATCATGAATTGAAGCAGTTTTGTCTTCAGTATCCGATATGGAAGAAAACTTACGAATCTATTGATGGCTTACTTGGTAGACCAGCAGATTTATCTACGTTCGGAAAGGTTAAGCATATTTCTAATCCGACTGAGAGAATAGGAATCATGAAAGCGTATTATTCAGAGCGTATGGATATGATCTGGAGAGCTGCTGAGAAAGCCGAACCGGAATTGGCGCAATACATAGTTCGTGGTGTTACAGAGGGATTATCATACGATCTGATTAAAGTCAAAATGGATATACCATGCTGCAAAGATGTATATTATTCAGCATACAGACGCTTTTTCTGGATACTAAACAAAGAAAGAGACTGATGTAATCACCAATCTCTTCTTGATATTTTAATCATCGAATCTATCGCAGGATGTTTTGCATTGAGGATACGGACCGCCACAAGCTTGGCATCCTGCATCGGGTTCGTCTTCATATTCGTCGTTATTGTATAATTCGCTTTCGAAAAAATAATCGTAATTTTCGGCTTCAATATCATATCCACATTTTGGACAGACGTATATGCAGTTGTCGTTTTCATCATATTCGAAATTCATAAGGGAATCACTGCATTCTGGACACACTATATTTCCCATAGCAAGTTCTTTTCTAATTTCTTCTTCAGACATCATAGTGGTTTACCTCCGCTTTTTTTTTTTTTTCATTGTATAATGCGATGACGGATAGGTCAAGAGATTCGCGTGAAAAACGTCTTGTATTATGAAATAAATAAAAGGAGGAAATGTTATGGCTACATTAGAGTATTTAACAGTTGGAGAGCTTTTATTCGAAGGATATTTGAAGTGTTCTGCTGGACATAGCAAGGAAAAAATTCCTAGTGGTGAACTTTATATCACCATATATTCAGACGAAGCCGCAATGTGCTGGAGAGGATGGAGTAGCATATGGTTTCGAGGTAAAGAAATCGCTGGGGAGTTTATGAAACATTCTGACGGAACTAAACTTGAAGGTCCTTCATTGGAGCTTTATCACAACGCGGAAAGATGGTTACTCGAACATTTATCCGAAATTATTTAACAAGGGCTAGAGTCTTGGAGAAATCTGAGACTCTTTTCTTTTCGCGTGTTTTACAATTTGTATTATGAGATAAAAAACTTTATTCTAGGAGGAATTTAAAATGAAAAGAGCGAAATTTGAAGGTAGAATGAACGAGGTTATGCTTGTTGCAACTAAGGCAGCACAGAATGAGGACGGAACTACAGATCCGAGAAACATGAAAGTGATTGGCTTAATGCGAGAAGCACTCGGTTATGCTATGCAAATGAACTATGAAATCGAATGCCTGAAAAAAGAGATAAAAGTTTTAAAGAAAAATCAGGAAGAGAAGGGAGAGGAGATTGGAGCTTAGGCTTCGGTCTCTTTTCTTTTTTCGCGTAAAAAACATACTCTTTAATGAGAAGAAAACACATTTTAAGGAGGATTATATTATGATTACAAAACATTCATTTAACTATGGAATGGTTTATTTGCCAAATGGATGCATAATGAAAGAGGGATATTTAGAAAAATGGGAATATTCTGGGTCTGGGAGTTATGTAACATTGGTGTTTGCGGACGGTTTTATGGTTAAAGCAGGTGTTAGTGTAGTATACCTTTTACACAAAGACGAAGAGGAGTCCTAACAAGGGCTCTTTCTTTTATTTTTCTAATCTAGCATAAAGGGATGGTTATTCTAGTTTAAAACCGTACGCAGGTTACCGCTTTCGGTTTTATATTTGTAATGTGAAAAATTCCCGGGAGGGATTTTCAGAATCTTATTTTTAAAGGAGGAGTCAAATATGATGACACTATTAATTTTTACCATTGGTATCGTCCTTGGATGGGCTGCCAACACGTTGTTCACGAAAAAACGAACGTCAAATGGGTATTTTTCAATCGAGCCATATGACGATGATGAGACAGGATTTTATCGTGTTAATATGAGGATACCGATTGAAGAGCAGACGGACCTTATACACAAGGAACGTCTTATTCTATATCGTGAATATTCGCAAAAATAACAGATTCTTTAATGAAACACGTAAATTATATTTCAAAGGAGGATTTATAAAAATGAGCATGGAAGATTTATTACGAACAGAGGTCGAGGCGAATCTCGAAAACATGAAAGATTTGGAACTTGGATCGAAGGAGTATGAGTCTGCAGTGGAGTCAACTTGTAAACTGGTGGATCGTGTGATTTCAATTGATCGAAATGCTGACGATTATGACTTGAAAGATAAAGCTAGAGAAGCCGATATCGAAGTAAAGAATATTCAGTTAGAAAAAGACAAGAGAAATCAGATGATTCAAAATGGAATTACGGTGGGCAGCATTGTTGTATCTACTGCTGTTACGATCTGGGGAACATTAGCATCTTTCAAATTCGAGAAAGAAGGCACTGTTACAACAATTTTAGGTCGACAGTTCATTAGCAAACTTCTTCCGAAGAAGTAAAATACGGACCGGAAGGCGCTGAGATTACTTGGCGTCTTCGTTTTTATCTTTATTGTATATTTCAACGTGTAGTGATATAATGTTCAGAAAGAAGGAGGATATACACAAAAGATGAAAGACATTAAAAAATATGCGATACAACTAATAGTCATAATATTGTGTTTGGTCTGTATAATAGGGGTAATTCATTACGGATTGAATACTGCCGGAACCCCAAAAAGATACGAAAACACGATAGCTTCTATTGATGAGGAACTATCCGGCGTTTTGAAATTATCGGCTTTAACTACAGGCATATCAGCCACTATTACTGCAATACCCGGCGATACTGGAACACCGATAGCCGAGCATTTAATGACATTGACTACTTGGTTATTGGTGATAACTGTAGTGTTATTTTTTGAAAAATATTCACTTACTCTAATTGGAAAGTTGATATTCATAATCGTTCTTCCGATTATAATAGGAACGTTCGGAGCTGGGTTGCTAAAACATAGTAAAAAAATATTGTTAAAAAGTGTAAATGGACTTCTGATAGCAGCACTCATATTTTTCGCTATTCCTATAAGTGTCGGTTTATCAAACGAAATAAAAGAAACTTATGAGTTTTCTCTGGATAATACATTAGCGGAAGCCGAAAATGCGAAGGCTAAAACCGATGATGCAACAAATGATGATTCGGATGACGATAAAAACTTTATAGAAGGTGCAATTTCCAAAGTAACTGATGCTGTGTCAAGCACTGTGATGGGCGGATTAGATGCTGCTGAAAATTTCTTAAATACTTTGGTGGAATCTTTAGCTGTTTTAGTTGTTACATCATGTATTATACCGATACTCGTATTAATAATATTCGTATGGATTATCAAGAAGCTGATAGAGGTCGACTTGTCTAAACCATTATTAATCTGTCACGATCATATTGATAAATCGGCGAAATAATTGGTTTTACGTGATAAAAAGGAGGATTCAAAATGAAAAGAAAAAATGTTTTGGGAATACTATGCGGAGCGTGCTTACTTGTTGCTACACCCGTTATGGCATCTGATATTGATTTAGCATCTATGAGTACCGAAGATCTGGTTGCTTTAAAAGATTCTATAAATGAAGAAATTGCAAATAGAGGCGGGGATAATATTATAGGTGAGGGGACTTATACAGTCGGTACAGACATTAAAGCTGGTAATTTCAAAGTGACTCCAGTGAAGGGATACGATGGTTATACTTCGTTTTACATTTTTAAAGATTCTTCGGAATATGATGATTATAAAGGTGGCAATTATGATGCTGGTGATTGTGTCATAGATTTATCTGGTTATGACGAAGACTATAAAGATTCCGGAAATCTTGTTTTAAAAGACGGAGAGATATTATATATCGATAGAGGAAATGCAATAATCGAAGAAGTTGATCCGTCATGGAAGCCAGAATAATTTTATATATTCAAAGAGCTCGTGTATAACGCATGGGCTCTTTTTTTTTTCTCGCGTAAAAATCATCCTCTATAATGAAAACAAATACTTAATTTCAAGGAGGATAAAACTATGAAGAAAGCTATTATTGGAATGATTATGAGCATGGTTATTTTATTAGGTATTGGTGGATTCGTAACAACTATTAACTATTACGAAAACAGACTCGCGGAAGCGGATTCGAAATATCGTAGAGATATTGATGAGGTTGAAAATCTCAAAGATAAAGAATACGATGAAATGAAATCTAAATACGACGAGGCTATTTATAATATAGTTAATGGAGAAAATTACGAAGTTACCATCGAGCACAATGGAAAAACCGTTACTTATAAACAAACAGACGATGACAGCAAAATCGGAAGGTTATTAAACCTTAAAGAACACACAAGTATTACAAATTAAAGGATTGAGTCCTAACAAGGGCTCTTTCTTTTTGCCTGGGAGAAACTATGAGATACCATTTTGAGAAACCGGAGAATTATTCACATATGTATGGAAAAATTTATATTTGCAATCATCCAGTCTACAACAGATGCACATTGTATTTGATTGGGAAGAAAGGATTGGCAGTAATTCAGCAGCGCAGAATACCGGAAACCAAATCGACCTATTGGACTGAGATAGATCCATGGTTAGTGGATGCTTTATATTTGAATGAAGGATTTAAAAAGTTCTTTGATGATCGTGCTGGTGAGTGTGAAGATAATTTATATCCAACGGTAACTATTCGACAAATTATGTGGGCTTTGAAGATGAAACCATTGAAACGAGAACGCTGGGAAACATGCTTTGATAGACGAAATATTTAGCGTGAATTACAGATGCTATTATGAAAGGAGTGATATTTGATGGAAGAATTAAAAAAAAGCTTAACGGAAAAATTGCAGCGAAACAGATTGGAAGAATTGTTGGTGGAATTGGGTTTATGATTCTTGGAACGATACTGATTGGGAAATATATGTATCAGAAAGGAATCACTGATTGCCAAATAAATATCAGCAAAGAATTTCCGGATGAATATGCTACAATGACTGAAAAAGTCGTAGAAGCATTCGAAAATCATTAAAGCATTGCAAATCAGAGGATGAGTCCTAACAAGGGCTCTTTCTTTTCGCGCTAAAAACATTTCCTATAATGAGAAAATTATTTTAAGGAGGAATTGTATTATGATATTATTTACATTTTTAATCACATTATTATTGGTGATAGCAATTGTCACGATTGTATTTGGCTTCGTTGTTGAAGCGGGATTCATTGTGATGTTTGGCGACGTAATAATATGTGCATTGATAATTGCTTTGATCATAAGGCATTTCATGAAAAAGTAATTAGTAAGCGGGGTCAGCAATGACTCTTGCTTTTCGCGTAATTAACATTTCCTATAATGAGAAAATTATTTTAAGGAGGATTTTACTATGAAAAGCTTTTTCAAAGATTACTGGGAGTTATGTAAAGAAAGTAATAAATGGATGAAGAAACACTGGAAAGGATATCTGGTGTATTGTTTCATCATTTCGCTGATTTACTTTACTCCAGGTATCGTAGAGCTTATTAAAGAAAAGAGACTTGAGAACGATTTCTCAGAAAAGGAGGATGAGAAATGCCAGCTTTAATTGCAGTAGTTGGGGGATTATTCATATATTTAGTATTAAAATATTTTGAGTAAACCACATATGGTAATTGGAGAGGGGACGTATCTTGTCCTCTTTCTTTTTGTTCGCGTAGAAAACAATTTCTATAATGAGAAACAGTTAGCTCAGTTGGGTAGAGCAACATTGGAAACGATGTAGGTCGTAAGTTCAAATCTTACACTGTTTCTTTTCACTTTTAAACTTCACACGAAAGGAGAAAACTATGAACGCACGCTTATTTATCAAACGTAACTCAGCAACTATTTTATCCTTTGTAGCTGTGGCTGGTGTGGTGGCAACTGCCATAACATCCGCTAATGCGACACCAAAAGCCGTACGCGCATTAGATACGGCAAAGTTAAATAAAGGTGAGGAAGAGCTTACAAAGATTGAAAAAGTGAAAACAGTGCTTCCGGTATATTTGCCAACTATAATCACTGGATCAGCGACTGTTGTGTGTATTCTTGGATCGAACGTATTAAATCAACGTACTCAGGCATCGCTATCAAGCGCATACGCAATAGTTGATCAATCTTACAGGGATTACCGTAACAAAGTAAAGGAATTGTATGGTGAAGAAACTGATAATAGAATCATCGAAGCAATTGCTGTGGATAAAGCAAAACATATATACATCAACGCGTCTTATTTAGATGGGCCTTGTGATTCGAGTCTTGAAGAAGAGAGTAGCGGAAAGCCTGTTTTATGGTATGAAGAATATTCAAAAAGATTCTTCAGAGCGAGTTTAGAGCAGGTACTTGCTGCAGAGTATCATGTAAACCGTAACTATATTTTGGGCGGTTTGAATGTACTAAACGATTTATATTCGCTACTTGGACTTGAAGAAACTGACTTTGGTGAAGAAATGGGATGGGCTCCGACGGATGAGGGGGAGTTCTGGATTGAATTTAATCACAGAAAAGCTAAATTGGATGATGGTACGGTCTTTTATATTTTGGAAATGCCATTCGAACCGCGAGTCAATTATGATGATTATTACTAATTCGCGGAAATCGCAATTACTTTAATGAGAAATTATATTTTAGGAGGATAAAATCATGAAAAACAAAATCAATGCAACTACAGTTATCAAGATCGTGGGCTGGGTAGCCACCGCGGTTGGCGGTATTTTAGTCAGCTTAGCGTCGGATAAGCAGATGCAGGAACAGGTTGATGCTAGACTCGATGAATATATTTCGAGCAAAGATGAAAAGGAGTCCCAACAAGGGCTCTTTTAATTTTATATAAAGAAAGGGAATATTATGAAAACATCATTTATCAAAAATTTTATTAAAGGTGTAAAAATAGGTTTCGATAAGCATAGTCCTGAAATTTTAATTGGACTTGGTATTGCTAGTGCTATTACCTCAACCGTGTTAGCAGTGAAAGCCACACCAAAAGCTATGCAGTTGATTGAGAAAGAGCAGAAGAAACATAACAGAGAAGTTTCTAAAATAATGACCGGAAACGAAAACGAAAAAGTGTTTGGATGTAAGTTGAAGCCGGTTGATATTGTGAGAGTCACTTGGAAATGCTATATTCCGGCAGCGATTAGTGGAGCAGCATCTGTTGCTTTTCTTCTTGGATCTAACTCAGTTCATGCAAGACGAAATGCAGCAATAGCAACGGCTTATAAACTTTCTGAAACCGCATTGACCGATTACAAAAAAGAAGTTATTGAAACTATCGGCGAAGAAAAAGCGAAATTGATTCAGGATAAAGTTGCTCAGAAACATGTAGACGAGCATCCAGTATCAAGCAATCAGGTGATTATTGCAGGGTCTGGTAAACAGCTCTGTTATGATGGCATTTCTGGAAGATATTTCGAATCAGATATTCAGACGATTAGGGCTGCAGTAAATACAATTAATGAGACTATGGTATATGAAATGTACGCATCGTTAGGCGACTTCTATAATGAAATAGGATTGCCACCGACGACGTTAAGCGATGAACTTGGCTGGAATCTGGATGATGGTCAGCTTGAAATCAGTTATGGATCAGCCATAGCTGATGACGGACGACCTTGCATCACTCTCGATTATCACGTAGCTCCGAGATATGATTTCTCGAAACTCGGATAATTCGCGTATTTTACAACTTGTATTATGAGATAAAAACTTTATTCTAGGAGGAAACTAAAATGGAAGAAATCAGAAACGAAGAAGTTGTTGAGGAAACTATGGAAATGGAAGACGAATTTGTGGACGAACCGGCTGAAGAAGTCAAAGAATCCAAAATGAAGAAATTTGTTTCCGGAGTAAAAGACAAGGTTAAATCTGTAAAACCTAAGCACGTATTAAAAGGCGTGGCAGTTGTAGCAGGTTTGGTTGCGGCTTATACGCTGGGATATAGATCTTCAGTGGAAGACGAAGACGGTGCTGTCGCAGAATCCGATTACATCGAGGTGAACGACAAAACTGATGAACCAGAGAGTACAGAAGAATAATTTATATTCTCAACCGGGAGGTACCGATAACAAGGTATCTCTCTCTTTTTATTTTAGCGGAAGGAGTGATTGTATGCCTAGATATTCATACAGCGGACCTGTTATGGAATTCAATACTCTCCTTACTGATATTTGGGAGGGCGAAACATTTGCTTCTTCTGAAAGGAAAGCGAGGAGTAATTTAGCCTATCAATTCAAGAAGGCAAATAATCGAATTGCAGGTTCTAAAATTACATTACCTGGAAAATTAAATATTGTTGATTAAAGGAGAAAACTAAGATGAGTGAAAGACCGATGCCAAAAGCTAATGCAGCAAACACAGTTCCTACGAAAAAAGTAGAGAAAGTTGTAAAAGGAACGGTTAAAAAGAAAAAGAAAAGCGAAGTAAGCAAATTCAAGGATGTGTTTATCTCAGAAGATGCTAATTCCGTAAAGAATTATATTTTTATGGATGTTCTGGTTCCGTCGATAAAAAAGGCGTTATCTGACATTGTGAAAGATGGAATTGATATGATTCTGTATGGAGACAAGCGAAGTGGAAATCGCAGTAACTCAAGTCGTGTTTCATATCGTGACTATTCTTCCGGTTCGGGACGAAGAGAAAATAATCGTTCCACAAGAACCAATTATGATTTTGCAGATTTGGTCTACGATACAAGGAGCGAAGCGGAGAGTGTGTTAGCGAGCATGGATGAAATTATGGATACATATAACGTAGTCACAGTTGCTGATATGTATGATTTATCCGGTGTCACATGCAATTACACAGACAATAAATATGGCTGGATGAATATTTCCAACGCGCAGGTTATACATGGAAGAGATGGATACATCATCAAAATGCCTAGAGTTGTGTCTATAGATTAAGGAGGATTATGAGTTATTTAGTGAATTTTGATCCGTTATTGAAAACGGAATATAGTGAAAAATTCGATGAAATTCGTAAAGGTCTTGTGCTTCAGAGCTATTACAAATATGGCAAAGCATCAAGAAACTTTGTATCAGGTAATGTGGATGCGATTGGATCGTTGAAGAGATGCATCGCAAAATTTGAAGAAACCGAAAATCTTGAATATCTGGCAGACGCAGCTAATTATTGTATGTTCAGATATATGTTTCCACAGGGGAAAGAGTTTTTTAAACATACGGATTCTGGTGAATCTGCTGGAATTGACGGTATGTCTGTAAAAGAAATTGAAGAATTTAAAAAGGAGAATTATTGATATGAGAAAATTAGCTATTGTTGAATCATTAGGAAGAACTGTAAACAGAGTTGGCTTTAAATTAAAAAAGCACAGCCCTGAAATTCTGGTAGTAACTGGTATTGTTGGAGCTGTTGCCAGTGCTGTTATGGCTTGTAAAGCAACCACAAAACTTTCTGATATTACTGAGGAAGCAAAAGAGAAAATCGATGATATTCATGCGGATATCGAAAATGGTACCCAGACTGAAGAAGACAGCAAGAAAGAATTGACTGTTACATATGCTCAGACGGCAGTTAAAATTGCCAAATTATATGCACCATCCGTTATTCTTGGTGGATTATCTATTGGCGCTATTCTTACATCAAATAATATGCTCAGAAAGAGAAATGTAGCTTTAGCTGCGGCATACACAGCCATTGATAAGAGTTTCAAGGAATATCGTGGAAGAGTTGTCGATAGATTCGGTGAGGAACTGGATCGAGAACTCAAATACAACATTCGAAGAGAGCAGGTTGAAGAGACTGTTACCGATGAAAACGGTGAAACCAAAACCGTTACAAAAGAAGTTGAGGTAATCGATCCAGATAATATTGCTGGATATAGTCCTTATGCTAAATTCTATGAAGATGGATGTATTGGATGGACTAAAGATCCAGAGTTTAATCTCATGTTCTTACGTCGTCAGCAGGATGCGGCTAACGATAGATTAAGGGATAAAGGCTTCTTATTCTTAAACGAGGTTTATGATATGCTCGGAATTTATAGAACCAAGATTGGTCAGCAGGTCGGATGGGTCTATGATAAAAACAACGAATATAAGGTAGATTTCGGCATCTATAATATTCACAGACCTGAGAACAGAGCTTTTGTAAATGGATACGAGAGAACAATCTTACTTGATTTCAATGTCGACGGAGACATCCTTGATATGATGTGAATGACTGGACTCGATTCAATCGGGTCTGGGAATCCCTACAGAGATATGTTCGATTATTGTTATTATTACATGAATTAAAGGAGAACCATTATGAAAGGATTATTTATATTTTTGGGCGGGGCTATATTAGGCTCCGCTATCACCTATAAATTGATGAAAAATTATTATGATCCTGAAGACTATGATGAAGAAGAGGGATGCGATTATGGTGAAACAGAGCCAGATAATTCGGAAGTAACTCAGAATCAAATAATAGAAGAGAACGGATATACCCAGTATTCATCAAATATTAAAACAAACGAAAAAAGAGAGGAGGAAGACGAAATGGATAAACCGTATATTATTACACCAGAAGAATTTAGTGACAGTGATTATAACACAGAGACTCTTTCATATTGGGCGGATGGAGTAGTCACAGATATTGATAATGAGCCTCTGACAGATGATCAGATCGAGGATTTAATCGGAGAGGATTCATTATCTCATTTTGGAGAATATGAGGATGATTCCGTATTTGTAAGAAATGACCGACTGAGAACAGATTATGAAATTCTGGCAGATACAAGAAGATATGAGGACGTTTACAATGGATAAAAATGCAGTTGAAAACAAGTATTTCAATTGGCTGGCTGATATCGTAAAAGTTGGAAATAAAGTATCATATCGCAAATTACTTGCTCATCTTCACCGTACTGATTTTGTATATAAATATGCCGATAGTAGTCGAGCGTCCGATGGAGAAGATCTTCGCTACAGATTTTACAACGAGATTCCTGGGGTCACAAAGGCTGATCTATTATATTTGAATAGTCCTTGCAGTATGCTTGAGATGATGATAGCCTTGGCTATTCGATGTGAAGAAACTATCATGGACGATCCGAGATATGGAAACCGTACTAAGCAGTGGTTTTGGAATATGCTGAAAAGCTTGGGCCTGAGCTATATGAATGACGATTGTTTTGATAGAGATAAATTCCATGAAATAATGGATAAATTTTCAAAACGAGACTATAAACCAGACGGTGAAGGCGGATTATTCACGATAAAAGGCTGTTATAAAGATTTACGAAAACATGATATCTGGACCCAATTGTGTTGGTATTTAGACAGCATATCATAGAAAGGAACAAAAATATGGATTTCATGAAGATTTCGACGCGTAGTGTAAAGCAGGGCGTAACCGAAATATTTCCCAAATTTATATTAAAGAAATCGTCGGATCTCATGATACGAGGTGGCGATTTTTATGCTGTATGGCGAGAAGATTTAGGACTTTGGTCAACAGAGGAACAAGACGTTATTGATATGGTGGATCAAGAATTATACAAATTCACTGAGGAACGTCGCAAAACGGCAACAGACAGTCTTGTCACTAAGTATATGTGGGATTCTGATTCAGGTTCCATTGATTCGTGGCATAAATACTGTCAGAAACGAATGCGAGATAACTTTCACCCACTCGATGAGAAAATTATATTTGGTGATACTAAGACCACAAAGACTGATTATGCCAGTAAAAAACTTAGTTATCCTTTGCGAGAATGTGATATTTCAGGTTATGAAAAACTCATTTCAACCCTGTATACTCCAGAAGAAAGACATAAGATTGAATGGGCGATTGGCTCTATCATCGAGGGTGATTCAAAGTATATCCAGAAATTCTTGGTTTTGTATGGTTCTGCAGGAACTGGTAAATCTACTATCTTAAATATTATACAGCGATTATTCGAGGGTTACTATTCGGTATTTGATGCGAAAGCATTGGGTTCCAGTAGTAACTCTTTTGCGTTGGAGGCGTTCAAGTCCAATCCAATGGTCGCTATACAACATGATGGTGACTTATCAAGAATCGAAGACAACACTCGGTTGAATAGTTTGGTTTCTCACGAGCTTATGACGGTGAATGAAAAATTCAAGTCTACTTACGCAAATAAATTTAATGCGTTTTTATTCATGGGTACGAATAAACCTGTAAAAATCACTGATAGCAAATCTGGTCTATTGCGACGACTTATTGACGTGATGCCCTCTGGGAAAAAACTCGATCAGAAAGACTACAACGATTGTATCAATAAGATTCCTTTTGAGTTACCGGGTATCGCCTATCATTGTCATCAGGTGTATTTGAAAAATAAGGACGCCTATGATGATTACGTTCCAACTCTGATGATGGGAGCCACCAACGATTTCTATAACTTTGTGGTCGATTCCTTCTCGGTATTCAAAAAGAACGATGGTACAACTCTGAAAACAGCTTGGGAAATGTATAAAACTTATTGCGATGAGACCAAAGTTCCTTATCCATATTCTCAGAGAGCATTCAAAGAGGAATTACGAAATTATTTCTGGCATTTTGAGGAAGGCTTCGACGAAGAGGCTAAAGTTCGGAATGTATATTCCGGGTTCAGGCTTGATAAATTCGAGAAAGATATGAGGAGTGAGAAGAAAGATGTACAACAAATACAGAAATCTATCGATTTTGGAGAGGGGATACAGTCAGCCTTCGACGAATCCTGTGCCGAGTGTTTTGCTCAATACGCAAACGAAAATGAAACTCCCATCAAGCCTTGGGACAAAGTCAAAACCAAACTCAACGATATTGACACATCGAAACTTCATTATGTCAAGATTCCAGAGAATCATATAGTCATTGACTTCGATATTAAGGACGAGTCTGGTAAGAAATCATTCGAAAAGAATCTGGAAGCAGCAAGCAAGTTTCCACCAACTTATGCTGAGCTGAGCAAGAGTGGAGCTGGCATTCATCTTCATTATATTTATGACGGGAATCCGACAAAACTCAATCGATTATATGACAAAGACATTGAAATTAAAGTATTTTCAGGAAAAAGTTCACTTAGAAGAAAGCTTACCTTATGCAACAACTTACCCATTGCACACATTAGCTCAGGTCTTCCCCTGAAAGAAGGAGGAAAAAAAGTGATAAACATTGAAGGATTTAAGAACGAACAACATTTAAGAACTATGATCAAAAAGAATCTTAACAAAGAGATTCACCCAAGCACCAGATGTAGTATTGATTTTATTAACAAGTTACTAGATGATGCTTATGACAGCGGTCAGCATTATGATGTATCTGATATGAAAAATGCAGTTTATGCTTTTGCTACTCAGAGTACAAATCAGGCTCCGTATTGTATAAAGGCTGTTAATAAGATGCCGTTCAAATCGGAAGACGCTGCTCCACCGGTAGGCTCTGGTGACGATTCGCCATTGATATTTTTTGACTGCGAGGTATTTCCAAACTTATTTCTTATCAATTGGAAAGTTCAGGGTGAGAAAACACCGATTGTAAGAATGATCAATCCTACACCGCAGCAAGTTGAGGAACTTATTAGATTCAAGTTGGTTGGATTTAACTGTCGCCGATATGATAACCATATGCTTTATGCCTGCATGATGGGATATACTCCATTAGAGATTTATAATTTATCACAGAAGATTATAAATAGCAGCAAAAGTGAAAGTCGAAAATTTTTATTTGGCGAGGCGTACAACATTTCCTACACTGATATTTACGATTTCGCTTCAGCTGGTAATAAAAAGAGTCTGAAGAAACTGGAAATCGAAATGGGTATTCATCATCAGGAGCTTGGACTTCCATGGGACAAACCGGTACCTGAAGAGTTATGGCAGAAAGTAGCAGAGTATTGTGATAACGATGTTCTTGCCACCGAAGCAGCATGGAATTATCTTCAGTCTGACTGGTTGGCCAGAGAGATTCTCGCTGATCTGGCAGGTTTAACAGTCAATGATACCACCAACACTTTAACAACTAAGTTTATATTTGGGAACAATAAGAATCCTCAAAATGAGTTTAATTATCGTAATTTAGCAGAGCCAGTATTTGAAATGGACGAAGAGACTCGCGATTTCCTGGAAGAAGCTTGTCCGGAAATGATGTCTCAGACACATGGAGAAGCTGGTTCTCTTTTACCTTATTTTCCGGGATACAAATATGAGAATGGCGTTTCTACATATCGTGGAGAAGAAGTCGGCGAAGGCGGATACGTATATGCTGAACCAGGTATGTACGGTAATGTCGCGCTTCTTGATATTGTGTCTATGCACCCTCATAGCACCATTGCCGAATGTCTGTTTGGTGTCAGATACACGAAAGCATATCGCGATATTGTCGAAGGTCGTGTAAGCATTAAGCATGAAGCTTGGGATGAAGTTGACAAAATGCTTGACGGAAAACTCAAACCATATATTCGGAGGGTTAAGGATGGTGAGTTAACATCTAAAGATTTGGCTAACGCTTTGAAGACTGCAATCAACTCTGTATATGGTCTTACGTCAGCTACTTTCTCTAATCCATTCCATGACGTTAGAAACAAGGATAACATTGTCGCTAAGCGAGGCGCTCTGTTCATGGTGGATCTTAAACATGAGGTACAGAAGAGAGGATTCACTGTTGCTCATATCAAGACAGACTCAATCAAGATTCCGGATGCGACACCAGAAATCATTAAGTTCGTTATGGACTTTGGTAAGAAGTATGGCTATACGTTCGAGCATGAGGCTACATATGACAGAATGTGTCTGGTAAATAATGCGGTTTATATCGCTAAGTATAAAGATCCAGAGGGTTGTGAAGCTCTTTACGGATATGCACCGGGAGATAACAGAAAACATAAAAATGATCCATGGACAGCTACTGGTAAACAGTTTGCAGTTCCATATGTATTCAAAACCTGCTTCAGTAAAGAACCAACAACCATCAATGATATGAGGGAGACGTTCTCCGTTAAATCAGCTTTATATTTGGATATGAATGAAAAACTTCCTGATGTATCTGAATACGAAAAGAAACTGGAGAAGTTGGAATCCGATTACAAGAAAGGTAAAATCTCAGACACTACTTTTGAACCAGAAGCGGCAGTTCTTCAAGAGCAGATCAACGATGGTCATAATAGACAATTCGTAGGAAAGGTTGGGGAATTTTGTCCGATTAAACCGGGTTGCGGTGGAGGTTTGCTCGTACGAGAACAGAACGGTAAATTCTACGCAGCGACTGGTACAACTGGATATCGTTGGCTTGAATCGGAGCAGTTCTTAAAGAAAGCTGATGAAGATGTAGAAGTTATCGATCCTGAGACCGGAGAAAAGAAAAAGATTGCTGGGGCTGAAATTATTAACGGAAATAATGATGATATTATTGATCGCTCATTTTATGATGCATTGGTTAATGATGCTATTGAGGCAATATCTAAATATGGCGATTACGAATGGTTTGTATCGGACGATCCTTATATTGCTAAAGAAAAACCATTACCAGACTTCATGAATATTCCAGATGGATATGAAGAAGAAATACCTTTCGCGTAAGAAACAGGCTCTTTAATGAGAAGAAAATTAAGGAGGTATATGTCTTATGAAACATTATTTAAAAAATAAAGAAGGAGATGTCAAATACACCGTAGATATGTATTGTGGTCATCCGAACATGGTTGGAAATTCAACTGCCAGTGTAGGATGTGATGGCAAGTGTGAGCATTGCGAATACGGTGTGGCGCAGTTATCTCTGAAAGATTTTTATAAAATAATTAGATATGCAAATATCGACTTTAAACAGTGAAAACTAAGAGTCTTGGCTAAAATAGCTGAGGCTCTTTTGTTTTATATTTACAACTTTCCAACTTATTTTCCAGAAAGAGAGGAATCATTATGGATAAGAATTATGAATTATTTATCAAGCAGCTTATAAACGGTATTCACGACATTACGAATATTTCATTGGAGAATATCAAATTTGTAAAAGGAAATGAAGACAGATTAAACATTATATTAGCAGAGCATGATGGCATTTACGAAGCTTGTAGTGTGCATGTAGACGAACTTTACACAGCATATCAGGATGGAGCTAAACTTAATGTTATTGCCAATAATATCAGTAATGATGTGCTTCATGCAAAAAACAATAACGTGTACTACGATAAAACCAAAGAACTGATGGATTATGATACTGCCAAAAGCAGATTATTTGTGCGGCTAATTAATTATGACAAAAATACTGATATATTAAGGAATGTCGTGTATAAAACTTTCGGAGATATTGCTTTTACAGTATATGCAATAGTGGACGAGAATGAATTTGGTATTGTCAGTACTAAAATCCTCAAATTTATGGTTAAAAAATGGGGTAAAAATGAGAATGATATTTTCAATGAAGCTATTAAAAACACTTATTATTTAACGCCGCCACGAATCTATAAGTGGGAAGGTGTATTATGTGATGAATCTTATGCAGGTGAGAGTTTTATGAATGATGAGGATATCTGCGATTTAGATAAATCGTTTAGCGGAAACACACTCAGCACCACAAGAAAAACGAACGGGGCAATTGCAGTTTTCTTACCTGGTGTAGCTGAAAAAATATCCGAATTGTTGGATTCCGATTTCTACATGGTATTCACCAGCATCCATGAAGTTATGATTCATAGCACAGGATCAGGAGTTGCTCCGAAAGATTTGAAACTCGTTCTGAGGGACACTCTTCGTGAGGTAACCCCAAGTAGTGATTATTTAACAGAAAAAATTTACAAATATAATAGAAGAACACATAAGTTCGAATGTGTAACAGATTGAAACAAAGCCTGGCTAATGCTGGGCTTTTATATTTTAAGATTAAAGGAGATTAAAAGATTATGGAACTTACATTTGCACCAAGAGATATTTTACAGGTTAACGACACAAGAATTATTTACAGAAACTTCAGAGGAGAGGGTAGCAAATTCAATCGTGAAGGAGATCGTAACTTCGCTATGATTATTCCGACTCAGGATCTGGCAGATGAACTTATCAGTCGCGGTTGGAACGTGAAGATTAAAGAGCCTAGAGAAGAGGGTGAAGAACCGTTCATGTATCTTCCAATCAAAGTTAAATTCAATGATCGCGGACCTCAGATTTATCTTGTGACAGGTGATCGCACTAATAGATTGGATGAGGATGTGGTATCCATACTCGATGATATTGATATTCGTTCAGTGGATTTGGATATCAGACCTTATGACTGGGAGGTCAACGGTAAAACAGGAAGAACAGCTTATCTGCAGGCGATGGAAGTTACTCAGGAAATTGATAGATTTGCTGCAAGAATGGCTGAAGAAGAGCATCCGGAGGAATAAAATATGAAACGTTATATTGATGATTTTGTTGAAGATCTTAACTATAGAAAAGTAATTCTGTACATTGGAAATCTTGATTCAGATAGTCTGCGTTCAAAAATGGAATCTGATAATATGGGTCACACGAATCGTTTTGCAACGGTTATGGCGAATCATTTAATGTATGTTGAAAACTGCGATTTGCAAGATGTTGATACTTGGCATGGAGATGAATTTGGCAATAGTTTATTATACCTTATGGAGGAAGGATATGCCGTTTATCCATTGCAGTATGAACCGGAATCCGGAAAATATTTTGTAGAAATAGATTTCAGTAGGGAGGAATAAGTAATGAATAATCCAACACGAAAAATTAATGTTAAATTAGTGGATAGACCTGCGACATTATTATGCTCAATCTTCACAAAATTACTTGGTAAACGACGTGTTGATCGCAACGGGAAAGATGTTTGGGGATTCATGATTAGATATATTGATAAAGTGTACGCTATGGTTCGAAAAAAATATAATATATCTGACGAATGGTTTATACAGGTTCTCGCTATACGTATCATCGCGGACAGATATAAGTAATGACAGACTTCTTACGTGATTATCAAATGGAAGCCGTTAATAAAATGAAAAATGGCTGTATTCTCAACGGAGGGACTGGTTCTGGTAAATCTAGGACTGGTCTCTATTATTATTTCAAAGAGAATGGTGGCAGTTTTGTTAATCAGGAATTTGTACCGATGAAGAACCATCAGGATCTTTACATCATCACAACAGCGATGAAACGAGATTCGCATGAATGGGATTTTGAACTGGCTAATTACAGAATGTCTGTACATCCAGATAAAAATGAGCTATATCCAGGACAGATCGTAGTGATAGATTCTTGGAATAATATAAAGAAATATAGCGATATTCAACGAGGATTCTTTATATTTGACGAAGATCGGGTCACTGGATCGGGATCTTGGGTAAAAGCATTTCAGAAAATCGCTAAAAACAACAACTGGATTATATTATCGGCAACTCCTGGAGATTGTTGGGCTGATTATATTCCAGTATTTGTGGCGAACGGCTTCTATAAAAATAAAACGGAGTTCTGCAGAGAGCATGTGGTATATTCCAGATTTACTAAATATCCGCAAATAGACCGATATCTGAATACTGGCAGATTAATAAGATTACGAAACAGTATTCTTATTGATATGGATTTTCACAGACATACTGTTCAGCATCATATTGATATTAGTGTATCTTATGATATTCCAAAATACAAAGATGTTATGAGAAACAGATGGGACCCATATAAAGATGAGCCTATTCAGCAGGCTTCTCAGCTTTGTTATATTTTGAGAAGAATTGTAAATACTGATGAATCTCGAGTGGTAGCTCTTATGGAGATATTAGAGAAAGTCCCAAGGGCTATTATATTTTACAATTTTGATTACGAACGGGAAATGTTGCTGCACTTGTTCAGCGATGATGAATATATAGGGTACGAAGTCGCTGAATGGTCCGGACATGCTCATCAACCAGTGCCAGATACCAAACGATGGATATATTTGGTTCAGTATACGGCTGGTTGTGAGGGATGGAATTGTATTAAGACCGATACCATTATATTTTTCTCTCAGAATTATAGCTATAAAGTTACTGAGCAGGCGTGTGGACGGATAGATCGTTTGAATACACCGTTCCATGATTTATATTATTACCATCTAAAGAGTAGGTCAGGAATTGATATGGCAATTACCAAAGCCTTAAACAAGAAGAAAAAATTTAATGAAAGGAAGTTTGCTGGATGGGATTAAGTGATTTAAAAGTAACACCCTTCGGACTCCATAAAATTAAAAAAGGTTCGTGGATCAGAATTGGCGGAGTCAGAGCCTTGAATATTTATGTAGATCATCACTTCAACTGGTTTCAGAAGAGAATGATTAAATGGTGTTTCGGTTTTACCGTGGAGGATGACCGTGAGGAATAACGCGAAAATCACAACTCCTTTAGTAGAAAAGGAGGGTAAAACTGTGACAGATTATGAATATTTATTTAGTATGAACTTACAGGCGAAACTTAAGGAGAAGATTCAGGGAGCTATATATGTAAAGGTTAACGAGAATGACAGTCTGGTTATTAAGGTCACAAGACGTGATGAAAATAACTTTGATATGTCATTTACTGACTTTGCGAATAAAATGCTTAATGGATTGACTACAGATTATGCTGCTTACGAGGTCATACAAAAGTATAAGAAATTTGTAATGACGCAATTTTTCAAATGAGTTAAAGGGCTCAGCGTTAAATACGTTGGGTCTTTTAATTTTGTTTAGACTGGAGGAGAACCATGATTGTAAGAAAATATGAGACAAGGTTAGATGAAAACGGGTTGGTCGCTTTCGAAAAAGTTTGGTCCAAAAGAATAGACAGTTACAATTCGAATCATCAATTCAGAAATCCGGATGAGGTATATGAATTATGTAAAACTCTTAAACTGGACACTTATGCAGAAGAACATGTATTTTTACTCATTTTCGATTTCAAAATGCATTTTAAATCGTTCATTGAGATGGGTATTGGAACTAATCGCACTTGTGTTATTGACAGAAGAGGTATGGCTCAAAAAGTTCTTATACTTAATGCAGGAGCATTCGTTGTCGTTCATAATCATCCATCTGGAGATCCGACTCCTAGTAAACTAGATATCGATGCTGCAAAAATTATTGATGAAATTGGGCAGTTAATAGACATTCCTATGAAAGATTTCATGATGATCGGTTCGGAAACTTACTATAGCGTTAAAGAAAATGAGGATATTTAGGAGGTGTTTGCATGTGAATTATCATAACATAACCACAGATGATATGCGGAATGGCGATGGACTTAGAACAGTTTTATGGGTTGCTGGGTGTGATCATCACTGTGATGGTTGCCAAAACCCGATAACTTGGAATCCGAATGGGGGTATCTATTTTGGATATGCTGCAGAGCAGGAGCTTTTTTATCATCTGTATAAAAAACATATTAGTGGCGTAACATTTTCTGGAGGAGATCCATTGCTTCCTGAGAATCGTGTCACTATATTTCATTTAGCTAAATATATCAAGCAATATATTCCGGGAAAGACCGTCTGGATTTATACCGGATATTTGTGGGAAGAGGTTAAAGATTTGTCAGGAATGCGATGGGTCGATGTTTTGGTTGATGGAGAATTTAAACAGGAACTAGCTGACGTCAAATATCACTGGGCTGGTAGTACAAATCAAAGAGTGATTGATGTACAAGAAAGTCTTAAAGAAGGACGAGTTATTTTGAAGGAGGATTAACAATTATAATGGATAAGACATTAGTGTTGGAAATAGCAATAGCGTCAAGTTGTGATATGGATGGAGACATTATTTTTATAGACGGTAAAGAATATTACGTTAATATATTACAAAATATTGTGGAGGAATTATAATGGCTATATTTATCGGTTGTCTTTTAATTTATGTTTCTATATCTACATTCTTCTGGCTTATCTATGATATTCCATGGTATGAGAAACTTAAAAACTCCTTTATTCTCGCAATTCTTATGGGGTCTTATCATAACTGGAATATATCTTATAGTAAAGAAGGACGAGTTATTTTGAAGGAGGATTGAAATGGTAGATAGCCTGATTATCAGTATCGATACAACGAACGGCAAAGATAATACAGTATTAATTGTTGGAAGAAAGAAACCTGCACAGGAGATGGAGATTATCAACGCATTTCAGGGAGAAGAAGCTTTGAGATTATACTCTCAGTTGACTGTGAAAAATGGAGGTGTAGCATCGTGAGGGAATGCGTTGGACTTTTTCTGCTATATATTGCCATAGCTGGAGGAACTATAGTTTTGTTCGGTTATGAATTAACATGGCGGGAGAAACTTGGAATTTTTCTGGGATTCACAGTATTCTTGGGATTAATCGTTGCAGGTGCGTATCTTATAACAGGAGCAGGTGTATGATATGGATAAATTTATGAAAATTATGACTTGCATACTTATGTTTTTGCTTGTCTTAGAAGTAACCGCATTCGTAGGTATCGTTTTTGTGTCCGTCATAAAATAATGGAGGTGTATAAATGGAATACATATATAAGGAAGTTAATTTTACAAAGTATTGCCCTCTGTGTGAGGAAGCAGATACACATGAGGAGAAAGACCCATGTAACGAATGTTTAGGTTTTCCTATGAACGAACATTCAGAGAAACCGGTCTATTTTAAACCTAAAAAGAAATAATCAATATTAAGGAGGAGACTATTTATGGCAACCAGAGATTTACACGATCAGAAAATTCTCAGAGCTTTGGAGGGAATTGAGAAGCAGCTTAAAGTACAGAATGGGATATTCGGAGATATGTCTGCCGGGGTCAATTGCAATATGAAATGCAAAGAGAAAGACGGAAAGATTGTTACGTCTAATCTTCGCATTTTCACCAATCCGGATGGAAGTAAGACGCCAATTGTTCCATCTGCACATGTTAGATATTATGTACGATTCACTACGAAAAGCGGCGGTGACGTAACCAATATCACGAACGGTAAGGCTTTATGGGACAGTAATAATATTGAAGTATTGAACTCGGCTATTGAGATTTATTTTTATGTGGAGGGATGAATTAGTGCAAAGAGAAAAATTTGTTGATGGTTTACGCAGCGGTGTTAAATTTACAGATGCTGAACGAAATGAGATCGTTAAAAAGGCTGTAGAACATCGTGGAATTGAAACGACAGGTATTATATGTATGGAAGAGATGGCAGAATTACAACAGCAGATCAGCAAATATTTAAGAGGATGCGGAGATATACTTTGTCTTTTGGAAAAAATGGCAGATGTTTATATTTGTTTGAAATATATTGAGAAAGTTTTTGAAATTCATCCAGATCAAATTCTAAAAGCCATAGATGTAAAATTATTAAGAGAGAAGGGACGATTAGATGAGTAAGTTACTAATCTTTTTAGTTTTCATTTATATCCTGGCATCTGTGCTAAAAATATTTATATCCGACTACGATAAATGCTATTCGGAAATGGAAAACGCTGGGATTGCAGCTTTCAATTGTTGTTGCGGGTTAACTGGCGGAACTCGACACACTGATTATCTGCAGGAGAATTGCGTTGATTGTCCGTATTTAGTGTTGTCCGATAAGAAAGGAGAAAAGAAATGATCAAATTAGAAGTTGAGGAGTATTGTGATGACTGTCCGGAGTTTGACGCTCATGTAGAGAAAGAGGTACTATTCGCTGGTTATTCTAAGAAATATTGTAACACAAATATTACATGCGAGCATAAAGACAAATGTAAACGTTTAAAAGATATGATTGAAAAGGAGGCTAAGAAAAGAAATGATTAAATTAGAAAATGTGGTTCTGGATAGTCTAGAGCAGATGAAGTTTATTATCGAAGGTATGCGAAATCCTATGAATTCATGGGAGAAGAGTGATAGTGGCATAGGCTGCGATGACCATTTATGCAGAAGCCATTGCGCGTTTAGTCCTGAGTGGTGTGGTAACACTCAGAGATATGTAGTAGGTCTTAACGACCATTCTCTCATGCAGCGCTTATCCAACGCAGGTACAGAGCATCGAAAGTATATGAGGATGATGCCGGTATATGTGAGAATTACAGCGCCGTTGTATTGGTGGAAAGAATTCGATACATACAAGGTTGGTACTGTCGCTAATAGCTGTAGTACAATGCATAAGATTCAGGAGAAGGAGTTTACACTGGATGATTTTTCACACGAACATCTCGACATCCGAACACGTAAGATTTTAGAAGAAACAATAAAGGCGTTAAATGATTATAGATATATATATATTAACTATAATCCAGATGATTTTGAAATCAAAGGTTGTCCGAGCAAAAAAGACATTTGGTGGCAGATGATTCAGCTTCTTCCGAGCAGCTATAATCAGACTCGTAACGTTATGATGAATTATGAGGTGCTGGCAAACATTTACAGACAGCGAAAGGGACATAAGCTGGATGAGTGGCGAGAGGTTTGTAAGTGGATTGAGAGCTTGCCGTATAGTGAGCTGATTACGGGGGTAGAGGAATGTTAGACATTGTAAGCTTCGGAAGATTGTTGTCCTTATGCTGTATTGTAGCATTATATATATCAGGGTGGATGATAACAGTCGACTGTTTGAAAAACTATAACGATTTTTTACCTGCTAGAATAATAGCATGTGTATACATTATTGGTCACAGCATAGCTTTAATACTGTATATGGTTTTGTCATGGATTGTGTAACCTATAGGAGAATTGATATGTTAACAGTATTTTTTATTATTTTAAGAACATTAGATTCAGCGTTAAATATGTTGGGTCTTTTGTTTCTTTTTTAGGAAAGGAGAGGCAGGACAATGGAAGACAATAAAGTATCTGTGAAAGAAGCGTTGGATAAACTGTATGATTTATCATGGATGGTTGGGTCTACAGCGATGGAATATTTAACCGATAAAGATGGCGAAAAAATAAGAGATTATATTGGGGTAATCGAAGATCGAATTAATAATTTGGAGAATGAACTGTCTGAATTTAAGAAAGCCTTTGGTGATCCATTTGAACCATGCGATATTGATGAGGAGACTGCTGAAGCTATTATTAGATCAAAGTTCCCCAATATAGACTCGGCCAAGGACTACATTCAGTCCCGACTTGCCGAAGATGATCCTATGAATTTTAGTGTTGGAAAAATTGTTCATGATCTCATGGCTAAAGAACTTGCTGAAGACCTTAGGAAACAGATTTTAGAGGAGGATTCAAAATGTTAGCTTTGATATTCGGAGTGCTATTTGCGGTGTCGTTTTTAGGATTTGCGATAACCTCCAGGACTAAATACAGCGCTGCGTCACATCTCTTTTGGGGTGTGGCGTTTATTATTTTCACGGTATGTTTCACCTGCGCATTTTGCTACACCATTGGAACATCTGATTTACCGATGTGGGTTAAATTTTTATTATTAAAATGAGGAGGAATTGTGTATGAGATGTAACCGAAGAAGAGTAATGAATGGCGCTTACAGAAAATTCAGGCGATTCGTTAGATGGTTTAAGAATTCTGGTGCTGGAGCTCGTTGTGTTAAAAATAACAAACGAAAAATGGGCGGACAGAACACACTTCGTCCAGTTCAACTCAGAGTATGGCGCGAAAGAAAACATAATTAAAATAGAAAGGAAACTTTAAAAATGAAGAAAAAACTCAGATTTATTTTACTCACGGTTTTGTGTCTCTGCCTTATTGGCGGAGTTACCGGCTGTGTAGCGCTGGATGACACTATTAATGAGATCAAAGGAAATCTTGTCGGTAATGGTTATACGATCCGTACTTACGATAACTATGGCTCAAAAGTTATGACAACCACTGGCGATAAAATTAATATTCAGGGCAATCCGGTTAAGACGACTTCTTATAGTAGCGACGGATCTGTTGTTACGGGATACGAAATGTCATCCGTGATCACGATTAATATTGACGGCAAAGAAATTCAGAGTTGTGGTGATACATGTATATTTGAACAGAATGGGCTACAGCCTGACGTAGACTTTGTACAAACTGATATTTACAGTCAGTCGACTGGTAAGCTTTCCGATAATACATATGTAGCAGGTATCGTGAATAAATATAAGAATTACTTTGGTAAGTCACGAGTGGTGGTAATTAAATCTCAGTTGGGACAGCCTATCGTAGCATATTCCGGAGATGAGGTATATTGGAAAATTCCTAAAGACTTGCCTAAAATGACGAAATTGATGATTGATGGCAGAGCTCTTTATATTCACAGAGCTAATTTTCAGATTATTGATACGGCGTTGTTAGATTAAAAGGAGAAGTAATTATTTTCTCGCGTAAGAAACAACTACTATAATGAGAAAATTATTTTAAGGAGGAATTTATATTATGACAAATCAAGGTAAGGTAAAAGCAGTAGTATTAGCAGGAACTGGAGCACTGGGAATGTTGTATTGGAAAATGGCGTGCAAAGATTGTGATTCTATTGAGGATTGCGATTCAACGGGCGTTGCCATTCGAAAAGCTACTAGCAGTGTGTTATGGGGGATGCTTTATTGCACAGCGATAAAAGTTATAAGTGATATAGCATACAAATAATTTTATCAAGACATTGGACTCAGAGTAAAATCTGGGTCTTTTGTTTTTGCCCAAGCCATTATAATAAGGAAAGGATTTTTCAGAAATGAGAGGTAGAGCACCCGATCCGGGACGATCAGTTAAAGCAATTAAGAGGGATAAACAAAGACACTATGCCGGATTAGAGTATTATGGGAAGACAGTCGATATGAGCTGGTTTAAAAGAAAACCGTATGATATTAAGCGGAGTAGAAAGGGAGAGAACGATAATGACAGGAAATGAATATCAAGATTTAGCAGCTAGAACTATTAATAAAGGATTGACTTTTGAAGAGCAGAAGTTTCATGCGCTTCATGGTATGGTTGGTGAGATTGGGGAAATCCATTCTATTTATCAGAAAATGTATCAGGGACACGCATTTGAAGTTGATCATGTAAAGAAAGAATTTGGGGATTTACTTTGGTTTATCGCTGAATATTGCACAGCTAAAGGATGGAGCCTGGACGATATCATGCGCATGAACATTGACAAACTTAAAGAAAGATATCCGGACGGATTCAAAGCGGAGCAGTCATTACACAGAAAGGCAGGCGATATTTGATGGATTTCTTAATCATGGTCGTTGCTTTTTATTTGGCGGTTGGTTTATTCATTACTTACGCAGCATTAAAAGATGATCAGTTTACAGAAAGTATATTTGAACTTAGATTTTCAGCAAAGATTTTCGTTATGATTGTATGCATATTGGCAGCTCCAATTATTTTAATCAATGTGTTTATGAGTGACAGTAAGAAATGAGGTGACATCATGTCTAAGAGAGCAGAATTACGTAGAACTCAACGGGAAGAAAAGAGAGCGAACACTGCTACATACAATCTTACACAGGCTCAGTTGGATGCTATTGTCAGTGAGAAAATTGGAAAGAAAATTGCTGAGACGAAACAAGAGATTTACGAGGAGACCGTAAATACCGTTTTGGCCTTGGTACTCACACTACCTTTGGAAGTTCTCATGGACCATTACTGGCAGAAGAGTTATCGACAGAGGTTACCAGGATTTGTAGATAAGGTTCTGGAGTATTACGGAAAATGGCAGGACGGAGAAATTGATATGGAAGACCTCAAGAAAGATTTATGGGAGTTTGGTGGAATAAGGCTTGAAGGAGCTACTATTGAGGAGGGCGATTTAGATGGATAATGATATTCGCAGGAACGGGTCTGGATATGTAGATCCGACAGCATATAAAGCAATTAGAAATGCGACGAAAGAAGAGCGCAAAAGAGAGGTTGATCCGGAACAGAGATTCAATGACTTTCTCACAACTATCTTTGCTATTTGTGATCTGTCAGATTTTCATATCGAGGAACGTATCGTTGTAAAAGATAAAAGAACTGGAAAAATTTGGAGGTGAACGGATATGATATTTGTGATTAAATCTGGAATAAAAAGAGATGCTTATGATACTCAGAAACTTCATGACAAACTTTATAAGGAATTGAACGAAGGCGGTAAAAATCAGGTTGCGATGTTACCATCAGATTGTACGTATGATGTTATTAATGATTATAACAGTAAGGATATAAAGGTCATCATCAAAGAGATCGAGAAAGGATGATTTGGAGTTGGGTGAGAGGAGAGGTAGACCTAAGAAAATTGATAGCAGGACTGAGCAGTATCGTCTTAGAATGAATAAAGAAGAAATCTTTTGGTTGAATCAATTATGTAAAAACGAAGGTTTATCCAAAGCGGATGCACTCAGAACTCTCATCAAGATGGGGTATGATATGTCTAAAAATGGAGCATTTAATGGATATCCAAAAAATGTTGAAGACGATTCGACAATTAATGTGTATCCAATAAATGAGGAAGAAGACGAAGATTTTTGGTAATTTAATGGATATCCAAAAATAGTATTCCCCTAGGAATATTTAATGGATATCCAAAAAATACCTATCAAATCATGAAAAACTGGATAAAATAGGGCATTTATAGTCTATTTTGGGGCTAAATTGAATTAATGGATATCCAAAAAATCATTTTTATATATCAGGGGAATATCCCCCTATTATTAATATGATAAAAATTTAATAATATATAAAAGAATTAAATGCCAGTATTCCCCTAGGAATATTTTCTTGATTGGAGGTTTTGTATATGGAAACAATTAGCGAATTAGAAGCTATCGAAATTTTTGGTGATAATTTACGTGATCTCATGGAAGACGTGAGAATCAATCAAACCGAATTAGCAAAAGAGTCGCGGTTAACCCAGTGCACGATAAGCAAATATTTGAATAAACAAAGCATGCCGAGTATGAAGGCGATTATGAATTTATGTTATGCGTTAAACTGTGACTACAACGATTTATTACCAGATTATTATTTGGTGAGATAAGTTGAAATTTAATGAACGAAAGGCAGGATATTAATATGAATACGTTGGAATGGGCTAAGAACGAGATTGCTATTGCAAGTAAGAGAGAAAGAGGAAATAAACCAGAGAATGAATGGGATTATGGTTGTGCGTGTTATGATAGCGCACTCAAGGCTTTTGAAAGTCTTTTAGGCGATGGTCATGGCGGTACGAGTATTAGTTTTACCAAGAATATTCTTAACCGTTTGATCGACAGAAAACCACTCACTCCTATCGAAGATACAGAGGATATGTGGAACTATGCACATGATAAAAAAGACGGCAGTAAGTGTTATCAGTGTAAAAGAATGAGTAGCTTATTTAAGTATGTTGCCAAGGACGGTTCCGTAAGTTATAGCGACTTAAATAGATGCTACTGCGCAAGTAAAGAGAAATCATCTATAAACTGGTTTAATGGTTTTATATCAAGTATTTATGATGAGATGTATCCAATCACAATGCCTTATATGCCAAATAATAAATCTGACATCATAGTACGCGATGAACTTTTGACTGATCGAAAAAATGGAGATTATGATACCATTGCTATTTTATACATTAAAAGAGCGAATGGTGAAAAAGTTGAAGTGAACAGATACTTTAAAGAGAATGATGTATCATTTACGGAAATCTCTTTAGAAGAATATAAAGAAAGACAAAAGCTGCACGAAGAACGGATTAGAAAGGAAACTGAAAAATAAATTATTCTAAGAACAGGGCGCTAAATTTACAGGCGCTCTTTCTTTTGGCTTGAAAGGAGTAATGATGAGCGATTTCGATACAAAGCGTGATGGAGTTAGATGTGAGATTATTGAGACTGGTGAGGTGTTTAATTCTCTTCAGGCATGTGCAGATAGACTTGGTGTTAGTGCACGTTGGCTTAATAGAGTGAGTCAGGGTAAAGGGTTATATTCTGTGCATGGCTATCATATCAAACGGTCCGACATTAAGCCATCAGTAAATCGTGGTGGTAGACCTGGCGTGAAAGTTAGATGCATAGAAACCGGAGAAGTGTATAACTCCATCACGAGTTGTGCAGAAGCCATAGGCGGAACACCAAGTAGAATACATGATATTATTCATGGTTCTAAATATAGACACACACACCATGGTTTACATTTTGAAATTTACAAAAATTAGCATATGGGAAAAAAACATGTAGAGCGAAAATTACATTCCCTTTAATAGGAGAGAGATAACTTAACCGCCAAAATTGGTAGTTACGTTGTCTCTTTATTTTTGGACTCTTAGATCAGTCCGGTTAGATCAGCCGCCTCATAAGCGGTGTGTCCTCGGTTCAAATCCGAGAGAGTCCATCTCATGAAAGGAGAAAACCATGAGAGAGAACCAATATCAGGCAGGACTGAAGAAGAGATTGAAAAGCATGTTTCCTGGCTGCTTGGTAACCAAACTAGATTCGAGTGATATCCAAGGTATTCCTGATTTGCTTATTTTGTATAAAAACAAATGGGCTATCCTTGAAGTTAAAAAAGATACAGAAGCACCGCATCGCCCGAACCAAGATTACTATGTAGCCAAATTAAACGAGATGTCTTTTTCGCGCTTCATTTTCCCTGAAAACGAGGAGGAAGTTTTAAATGAACTTTATAAAGCATTCAAATCTTAGCGGACATGCTCCGTTCAGCCCGTCTCAACCAGCGTGGCTGAGATACGATGACGACAAAGCAATTAAATATTTGATTGCCAAGAAAGCATCCGAAAGAGGGACCAGACTTCATGCATGGGCTAAAGAAACAATTGATATGAAAATTAAACAGCCTCGATCCAAGAAGACTTTGTATTCATATGTAAATGATGCAATTGGTTTTCGAATGGATACTGAGGTTGTTTTATATTATTCTCCAAACTTTTGGGGGACTGCAGATTCTATCTGTTTCAGAGATAATGTTCTGAGAATCCATGATTTGAAAACCGGTACAGGACCAATTCATGAGGAACAGGTTCTTGTATATGCAGCATTATTCTGTCTTGAGTATAAGATTCGCCCAGGCGATATTGAGATGGAATTACGAATCTATCAAAATGATGACATTGATGTTCTTAAACCAACAGCATCCGACATTGTTCCAATCATGGATAGAATTATTCATTTAGATAAACTTATTAATCAAGCAGTTGAGGAGGGTTAACCATGAATCCAGTAGCAGAAGAAATTGAGTCGTACATCGGGTCATCCTCAATGTCTGGTAAAGATTTTCTTGAACATTATGGGATACGCCGTCGTTCAGGTCGATATCCTTGGGGTTCTGGAAAAGACCCTTATCAAAGTGGTAGAGACTTTCTTGGTCGAGTTGAGGAAATGCGTAAATCAGGTTTCACATACACAGATGAAAATGGAAAGAAATGGACCGGAGATCCAGCTATTGCAAAATCACTTGGATATTCTACAACAGATTTCAGAACTGTTTATGCGATTGCAAAAGATGAACGTAGATCAGACATGGTTGCTACAGCTCGACGTCTGAAAGAAAAAGAAGGAATGAATAATTCTGAGATAGGAAGAAAGATGGGAATTAATGAATCTTCCGTAAGATCATTACTCGATCCTAATTCCGAATCAAAGATGAAGCAGGCTAGAGAAACTGCAGAGTTTCTTAAAAAGCAAGTTGATAAGAAGAAAATGGTCGATGTCGGCGCAGGTGTTGAGCGGGATCTCAACATCTCAAAAGAGAAACTCGATCAGGCTTTATTCATGCTGCAAGCTGAAGGTGGATATGAGGTTTACGGTAACCGTTTTCCGCAGGCAACTAATAGAAACCAGATGACTACACAAAGAGTGTTGTGTGTTCCGGGAACGACACATAGCGATATCTATAATTTCGATAAAATTCAGACTGTGAAGGATTACATATCAAGAGATGATGGGCAGACCTTCGAAAAGAAATTCCATTATCCGGAAAGCCTTGATTCTAAGCGTCTTGCTATTCGGTATAAAGAAGATGGCGGTATTAATAAGGATGGTGTTGTTGAGCTTCGACGCAATGTTCCAGATTTGTCGCTTGGCGAATCCAGGTATTCACAGGTTCGTATCATGGTTGATGGCAAGAAATATATCAAAGGTATGGCTGTTTATAAAGATGATAGTAACTTCCCACCAGGGGTTGACGTTATCTTTAATACCAATAAATCCAAGTCTGTGCCAAAGCTGGAAGTTCTTAAAGATATTAAGAAAGATCCAGATAACCCGTTTGGCTCTCTGATTAAAGATGCTGACCAAGGTGGGCAGTATTGGTATACAGATAAAAAGGGCAATAGGAAACTTGGTCTGATAAATAAGCGTTCAGATGAAGGAGATTGGGGCGATTGGAAAGATGCTTTGCCATCACAGTTCTTGTCTAAACAGTCGAAGGCTATGGCCGAGAAACAGCTCGGTATTGCCAAAGCAGATAAGCAGGCAGAGTTTGATTCGATCATGGCTCTTACTAACCCAACAGTTAAAAAATATTATCTGCATAAATTCGCAGAAGATTGTGATTCAGCAGCCGTACATCTCAAAGGTGCTTCCTTACCGGGACAGAAGTATCATGTAATTCTTCCGGTTACATCTATGAGTGAAAAAGAAGTATACGCTCCTGGTTATCCAGACGGCAGTAAGCTTGCACTCATTCGTTACCCGCATGGAGGAACATTTGAAATTCCGATATGTACTGTAAATAACAAGAATAAAGAAGCAATTAGTATGATTGGTAAAACTTCACAAGATGCCATTGGTATCAATAGTAAAGTTGCCGATCGTTTGTCAGGAGCCGATTTCGACGGCGATACGGTAATGTGTATACCAACTCACGATAGAGGTGGAAAAGTTAAGATTACTTCTACTCATCCACTAAAAGGTCTTGAAGGATTCGATCCTAAGATGTCTTATGGTGGTGAAAAGAAAGTGGATGCCGACGGAAAAGAACATTGGTATCGCAATGGTTCTGAATACAAACTGATGAAGAAGACTGATACTGAGATGGGTAAGATTTCCAATCTCATCACAGACATGACTCTTCTTGGTGCAAGTGAAGATAAACTTGCCCGAGCTGTAAGACATTCGATGGTAGTTATTGACGCCGAGAAGCATCATCTCGATTACAAACAGAGTGAGAAAGATAATAACATCGCCGCACTGAAAGTAGAATATCAGGGCAAGAGTACTGGTGGTGCATCAACTATCATATCGAGAGCTAAAGGCGAAGTAAAGGTTGATAAGCGACAAGGTACACCTAAGTATAACATAAAGGGGAAAGAATGGTATGATCCTTCTCGTCCAGAAGGTGCTCTTATCTATAAGAAAGCAGACGATGCTACTTATACCACGAACAAGCTCAATAAGAAGACTGGCGAAATGGAAGAAGTAACAGTTGTCCGCAAAACCAACAGCACAAAGATGGCAGAGACCGATGATGCTTATACACTGGTATCCCAGTACCGTCATCCCATGGAGGGGGTATACGCAGATTATGCCAACAGCATGAAGCATTTGGCTAATCAGGCACGTATTGAAGAGACCAAAGCTGGTAAGATAGCTTACAACAAAGAGGCTAAACGAAAGTATCAGACAGAAGTTGATAGCCTTACAAAGAAGCTTGACATAGCTCAGTCCAATGTAGTGAAAGAACGTGCTGCTCAGAGAATGACATATGCTGCAGTTCAGAAGAAACAGAATGCTGCCAAAGAAGCGGGCGAAGTCATGAAAGCTAAGGATGTTAAGAAAGCATCCCAGCAGGCACTCACCCGGTATAGGGAAGAAGTGGGATCTGTTTCAAGAAGAGATAGAAACATCGTAATAACTGACAATGAATGGAAAGCAATTCAAGCTGGCGCAATTTCAGAAAACATTCTTAATAAGATTCTTAACAATTGTGATCCAGATTCTTTGAGACAAAAAGCAATGCCAAAAGAATCGAAAGAATTGAATGAAGCTAAACAGTTGCGTATTAAAGCAATGTCTGCTTCTTATACAATTTCACAAATTGCTGATAAACTTGGCATTTCAACTTCAACAGTTTCCAAGTATTTGAAAGGAGCGAACTAAATGAGCGATTGCAGATTGACAACATTCGATAATCCTTATGATCCGTTCGAACAGTTCACTCTTTGGTGGCTGTTTGATAATGAAAAAGGATACAACACATGTGGAAAGCTCGATCGAATCTCACACTTTACTGATGATATGTCAGATAAAGAGATTGATGAAGAACATGAACGTGCTGTTGATGAGATTATTGACAATGATTTCTTAAATATCTATAAAAAAGTTCAGAGAAACGCAAAAGAAGCCACGGCGACGGCATAAGTCGATGCTGAACCAGAGAGGGGGTCTTGAAAAACACACCCCCTCCCTGCATCGCCGGCCTCTTTATATTTTCTCCGGAGGGATTTTTCCAAAATCAATTTATATTTTCGTATAGTGTGCAGAGGGATTCATGGACTTTACATTTGTATACTCCTCGTGTGAATAAATAGTTTTCTCCTCCTGATGTGGTTCTTCAAGGTCGATTTGGGTAATAGAAAAGTCTATGGATTCTTCTACATACTATATGAAAAGTACAACTATTAATGAAAGAAGGTGACACTAAGTATGCCAAAAGTAAAAACAACTAGCCCTAAAAGCAGACCAGCGTTATCACCAGAAAACAGAGACAAGCAGTTAGTGTCGCTGGCAGTTGATTGTGCCGAAAGACAATTACGTGAGGGCACTGCATCTCCATCTGTCATCGTACATTATCTAAAACTTGGTTCTGAAAAAGAACAGTTAGAGAATGAGCGATTGAAAGAAGAGAACAAACTCCTCAAAGCTAAGACAAAAGCTATAGAGGATGCTGCAGATACTAAAGCAGCCTATGAGAATGTCATCAAAGTTATGAGAGACTATGCCGGGTATGGTGATGTAGAAGATGAGTATTAAAACATATTCCGAATTGGTAACCTTACCGACATTCGAAGAGAGATTTCAATACTTAAAGTTGGATGGCATAGTGGGTGATGAGACTTTTGGATGTAATCGATATCTCAATCAGATATTTTACAAATCGAAAGAGTGGTTAAGGATTCGTGATGAAGTTATCCTGCGCGATTGCGGATGCGACTTGGGCGTACCGGGAAGAGAAGTTTATAAAAGAGTAATTATACATCATATGAATCCTCTAACCAAAGATGATATTCTCGATCGGACAGAGTATCTGTTGAATCCGGAATATTTAATTTGTACTTCAAAGAGAACTCACGATGCGATTCATTACAGTGATGATAGCATATTAATACCAGATATTATGCCGGAACGGTCATTAAATGATACGTGTCCATGGCATAGATAAGGAGATAGCATGGACGAAAGCATATTAACATCAATAAAAAAACTCCTTGGTTTGACTGAAGATTATACCGCGTTTGACGATCAGTTGATCATGCACATAAATTCAGTGATCTTAGTATTAAAACAGATCGGTGTATGTGATACAGCGTATACGGTAAAGGATAAAACTGACACATGGAGTGAGCTGCTTCCAAGTGGTAAGGATTTCGAAGCAGTTAAATCATACATGGGTATGAAAGTACGAAGTTTGTTCGACCCGCCTACTACGTCTGTCGTAGCAGATAGCATGAAACGAACAATTGCTGAATTAGAGTGGCGATTGAATGCAGAGGCGGAGACTGAATAGAAAGAGGTGAGTCAAAATGAATAGTAATGAGTTAATGCATCATGGGATTCATGGAATGCGTTGGGGTGTAAGAAGATATCAAAATAAAGATGGATCTCTTACCGCAGCTGGTCGAAAAAGAGTCGATAAGTTAGATTCCGAATATCAGATATTAACTGGGATGAAACTGAATAAGAAAAAAACATCTGCTGATGTTAAAAAGACGGAGCCAAAACCAAAACCAAAAAGTAAAAGTATCAGTGAAATGACCAACGAAGAGATCCAGGAGAAAATAAATCGTATTACATTGGAACAAAATTTGAAATCATTAACTCCTAAGAAAATTTCCGCAGGTAAGAGATTTACTGAAACAGTTATGAATGATGTAATTACTCCGGCTGCTACAGATGTAGGCAAACAGTTAGCTAGATCAATGTTTGCTGATGGAGTGAACAAAGTGTTCAATCTTGAAGGTGATAATAAGGTTTACGCGAATAACAAAAAGAAATAGAAGGTGACAATTAAATGGCATTATCGAACACAGCTGTACCAAAATATTATGGCATGTTTCGAGATGCCGTTATAAGTGGTGAAATTCCAGTTAATGAAGAAATCTCAATGGAGATGAATCGAATCGACAAGCTCATAGCTGATCCAACGAAATACTACGATGATAGAGCAGTGGAAGGATTTATCAAATATTGTGAGAATGAATTGACTCTTACGGATGGTGATGATCTCCACTTACTCGATTCATTCAAACTATGGGCTGAAGAAATCTTCGGTTGGTATTACTTTGTTGATAGGAGTATCTACATTCCTTCACAGAATGGACATTCCGGAAGAGGTCACTATGAAACGAGGCGAATTAAGAAGCGTCTTATTCATAAACAATATTTAATAGTAGCCCGAGGTGCTGCTAAATCAATGTATGCTTCATGTATACAGAATTACTTCTTAAATGTGAATACTCAGACAACTCATCAGGTAACCACAGCGCCAACGATGGCACAGGCTGACGAAGTTATGTCTCCAATCAGGACGGCTATAACAAGAGCGCGCGGTCCATTATATAAGTTTCTTACGGAGGGTTCTCTCCAAAACACCACAGGTTCCAAAGCTGACAGGGTAAAACTTGCCAGTACGAAAAAAGGAATACAGAATTTTCTCACAGGATCGCTGCTTGAAGTGCGTCCTATGGCTATCGATAAGCTTCAGGGACTGCGAGTTAAGATTGCGACTGTCGATGAGTGGTTATCAGGTGATATTCGAGAGGATGTTATAGGTGCTCTTGAACAGGGTGCCGCAAAAGAGCAGGGCGGTGGTAAGAATGACGATTACCTGATTGTTGCTATAAGTTCAGAAGGTACTGTTCGTAATGGATCGGGCGATACAATCAAAATGGAATTGATGAAGATTCTGAAAGGCGAGTATAACGATCCGCACACATCTATCTGGTGGTATAAATTGGATTCCATTGACGAAATAGGAAATCCGGATATGTGGCCCAAAGCCAATCCGAACTTAGGAAAGACCGTCAGCTATGAAACTTATCAGTTGGATGTGGAAAGAGCTGAAAATAATCCGGCAGCAAGAAATGATATTCTTGCCAAAAGATTTGGTATTCCAATGGAGGGATTTACTTATTATTTCACATATGAAGAAACACTTCCTCATAGAAAAAGAGAATACTGGCAGTTACCTTGTGCGTTGGGCGCTGATATGTCCCAGGGTGATGACTTCTGTTCTTTCGTATTCCTATTTCCACTTGCTAATGGTGCTTTCGGTATAAAGACCAGAAATTACATAACGGAACTAACCCTCAATAAACTTCCGACAGCTTTACGAATTAAATATGACGAGTTTATGAAAGAGGGAAGTCTGATCGTTATGCCTGGAAATATACTTGATATGATGCAGGTTTACGAAGAACTGGATAATTATATATCGGAATCAGGATATGATGTGTGCTGTTTTGGATATGACCCGTACAATGCCAGAGAATTTGTTGAGCGATGGGAACGAGAAAATGGTCCATTTGGAATTGTAAAAGTTATTCAGGGCTCTAAGACAGAATCTGTGCCACTTGGGGAATTAAAGAAATTATCAGAAGAGAGAATGCTCCTGTTTGATGAAGCGCTCATGACATTCACAATGGGTAACTGTATTGTTATGGAAGATACAAATGGAAACCGTAAATTATTAAAGAAGCGATATGAAGCTAAAATCGATGCTGTTGCTGCAATGATGGACGCCTTTGTCGCTTATAAGATTAATAGAGAAGCTTTTGAATAAGGAGAATCACCGTATGCGAACATTATATTTCGAAATTAACGGACAAACTCTGCGAAAGATTGATAACTTTTCAGGAATTATTAAAGGTTCAAAACAGTATTTAAAGTGCCATTTCACTGTAAAAGATCCTGAATGGATTGGTATTGGAATGGCGGCTGTATTTGAGAATGGTGATGGTACATATGCTGTAGCGGTTCAGAAGGATGGATCATGTATGGTTCCGGACGAGGTTACCGATGGTTCATATTTCAAAGTATCAGTTGTCGGGGTTTCAAGAAATGATAAAAGGATAACCACGAATAAAGAATTGATAAATCAGGGAGGATAATATGGCAACTTTAGATGAAGTTATAAGTCAAATGTCAGAAGAAGATTATTTCAGCGATCCAATTCAGTTTATTATTGACAGTGACTTACGAATGATATCCGTTCCAGATAGAGGAGTTGTAGCAGGTGTAGTTGGAGATAAAAATGTTAACCGTATCAATTTCCAGATGCCACGATATTACAATGGATTTGATATGTCCAAATTTAAAACGCGAATTAATTATGTTGACGCCAAAGGAAATCCAAATTATTACACCGTTACCGATTCAATCATAAAAGATGATTTGCTTATTTTCTCATGGTTGGTCGACGCAGACGTTGTTGCATATGTCGGAACTGTAGCTTTTTCGGTAAATATGGTTTTTACCGATGGGAATGGTGTTACAAAACAGGCATTCAACACTTCCGATGCCGGGAGACTCAAAGTATTGGAAGGAATACAAGTTGAGAAATACACGACTCCGGAAGAACAAGCCGATATATTAAGTCGTTTAGAAGCAGATGTGACCAAGCATACTCAGGTATGTATCGAAAATGCCAAGACAGAAGTTATGAGATACGCCAAGAACGAAGCCGTCGAATCCATGACTGCGTCAGCACAGATGATAACTAACACTAATATGGAAAAAGTTAAAAGTCAGGGAAAATCTGAATGCATAAAACTTGAGCAAAAAGGTAATGAAATGCTTTCTGAACTTAAACGAAAACTATGTTTCTCTGATGAAACATCGGGTAAGACGTATATCGGAGAGTTGAAAATAATCAATGGCAAACCGGCTTTAGAGTATGAAGAATCTACTATTTGAAAAGGAGTCAAAATGGATGGAATAAAAGAAGGAATTTTTCCAGAGCCAAGAAGTAGACAGGAAATGTATTTACAGGATATTATAGAGAGTTTTACTGACAAATCTATTACCGGTAAAACCTATCCAGAGCCAAGAAGTAGACAAGAGGCGTATTTGCAGTTAATACTTTCTAAAATCGGTTCTACTGATTCTGGTGAAGAGAGTTGCCAATGTAAGTACGACGGAAAACTTCGCATCGTAGATGAGCTGACAGGTAAAACATATATTGGTGAAATTAAAATTATTAATGGTAAACCAGTATTAGAATATAATGAACTGAAACAAGAGAGGTGAAATAAATAATGAGTGTACTAAATTTCTTATCAGAAGAAACATTTGTTGAGCACATGGATGTGACCAATAAATATCTGAAATGCATAGCCGATGAAGTAGCAGTTGGTTTTATGTTTTCATCATTTGCGGAAATACAGACGGTTGTTCGATCTGGACGCCATTTGGATTTAATTCCTATTGGTACGCAGATTGTTACGTCACGTGGCGGTACCAATATCACATTTGATGTGATTGGTAAAGACATTGACACACCGTCAGATCCTTCGCTCACACATTCGTTAACATTGCTGATGCATGAACCGTATGATAACATTCAGTTTTCTGCACCACAAGCAATGTATTATGCCGAGGCAGAACTTCCTGCCGGAACATACAATGTCACACCGAAAAACGGATGGAGTGGTGGCATGGGAAATGGCAAAACATATCAGTTTACTTTAACCAAACCTGTACCAAAAGGCGGACAGATTGTTTGGAATGGCGCGTGGGATAAAGACCCAATTAATTACAAAATCAAAACATATGAAAGTCAGACCAGCACCACCGAAATCGAAACTGTTACACCAGTAGAGGGAAGTGGCGGAACTGAGCTGACCTCATTAAATCATCCGCACAGAATGTGTTATGGGTCAAATAATTATAAAGAATCAGCAATTCGTCAGTTAATTAACAGTGCTCAGCCTGCCGGTTCGGTATGGACACCTCAGACAAAATATGATCGTCCTCCGAACTGGGTTACTTCAAAAGCAGGGCTCATTAATGGATTAGATACAGACTTTTTATCTGTAATAGGAAAAACTAAGAAGAAAACTGCCCGATGCCGATTGATTGACACAGGTATTGACGAAACAGATGATAAGTTCTTCTTACTATCCAGAAGTGAATTTTATGCTGGAAATGAATACTCAGACTGCGATGAGGGTTCTCCATATCCATATTTTGCTAATTATTCAGATTACACAAGTCCGAATACCGGAGTTGATAAAAACAGAATTAAATACAAAAATGGAGCGCCACAGTGGTGGTGGGGAAGGACCCCGTACTCAGGCGATGCGGGCATCGTCCGTGGTGTGGGTACCACGGGTCAGTTGGACAGCGACGATGCTCTCGGCACTCTTGGGGCTGTCGTGGCTTGTAATATAATCTAAAAATCTAAGAATCTGCCCCGTCAGGGGCGAGAAAGGAATATATGTCAGTAGTAAAGTCCAAAAGAGGAAAATCAAAATTTGAGGTTCTAATTAAAGCTAATGAATTAGCTGCATTTACAATTCGCATATGCAGTAATGAGAAAAACTTTCCTAAGAGATATCGTTGGACCATCACTTCTAAAATAGTGGATGAAGCTATAGATATTTGTCGTTTTATAAGAAAAGCTAATAAGCGCGCTCTTGACAGAGCCAAACCAGCTGAATACAAAAAGCGATTAAAGTATCAAAATAAAGCTCTCGGAAACATTGATTCCATGCTCGCCCTGATGGATATTGCCTATTACACATTTAACATAAAAGATGAGAAAATTGACAATTGGGTAGGTATAGTGGTGTCGTTACAGACACTCTTAGAAAGCTGGAAGAAATCTGATAAACAGTACATGAAACAAAAAGGTTAACGATTGTTTATTCGACCCCGAACTCAGGCAATGCGAACAACGTCCGTAATGTGAATACCACAGGTCAGTTGAACAACAACAATGCTAACAACACTAATGGGGCTGTCGTGGATTGTTAAAACGCGAGTATTAAAGTAAGCTTCACAGCCGAAATCAAAGCATTTATACAAGGAATCGTTACCCTGTCCGATTAGGCAAAAATAGCCATTTATGGATGCGATTATCGTACTTGATGTAAACATCTCCGGTAGGATCGCTATACACCAGGGCCAATGTGAACTAATAAACTATGGAGGCTTTAATGTTATCCGATATTGGAAAAGAGATATGTACTTTTCGTAATCTATATGATGCCATGCGACTATGTAAACGCGGAGTTATCTGGAAAGATAGTGTTGCGGGATATGTAGTAAATGGATTAGTAAGAATACATCGTCTAAAGAAAAGTCTTGAAAACGATAAATACGATATTTCTCCATATACTGAATTTAAAGTATATGAACCAAAAGAAAGAGATATATTAAGCACTAAGATCAAAGATCGAGTTTTTCAGAGAAGTTTTGTTGATAATTACTTCTATGACGAAATGACTCGGTCTTTTATTTATGACAATGGTGCATGCCAGAAAGGGCGAGGAACAGAGCGTACTCGAAAAAGATTAATTTGTCATATGCAGAGATTTTATAGAAAACATGGTTTAACAGGATATACCTTAAAAGGCGATTTATCGAATTTCTTCGGAAGTACAAAACATGAAGTTGCATACGCTGCAGTTAATAAGCGCGTAAGCGATGAATGGGCTAGACGAGAAAGTAAAAGAATTATAGATAGTTTCAATAACGGTCCTGATCCTGAAATCGGAATGGGACTTGGATCACAATGTACACAGATTATCCAATTGGCGGTACTCGATAAATTTGATCATTATGTAAAAGAAGTGTTACGTATAAAACATTATGTAAGATATAATGATGATTTTATACTCATTCATGAAGACAAAGGATATCTTAGATATTGTCTATCCGGAATTGATAATTGGATGACCTCTCGCGGATTGAAATTAAATCCTAAGAAAACACAGATAGCCAATTTTTCACAAGGAGTTAAATTTCTTGGTTTTCGTTTTCGCCCTACCGAAACTGGAAAAGTAGTAATGACCTTATTACCAGAAAAAGTATCGCATGAGCGTAGAAAACTCAAAAGAATGCGCGACGGAGTTCGACAGGATCGTTTAATAAAAAGCGATGTCGACCGTAGTTATGAGAGCTTTAAAGCAAATTTAACAAATAATGGTAAACACAAGAGTGAGCATCCTGGTAGAAGAGCCAGACGTAGTTGTCATGGCTTGGAATTAGCTATGGATGCTTTTTATAAAGATTTATGGAGGGATGATGAATGTTCGGATTTAAGACGATCTTCAATCAGTTAATAGAAGCTCGAAGAGATAACGAAGCTTTATTAGCTAGAATTGTAAAAGCAAACTCAGACATCGAGTATCTTGCAATGATGACTGACAATGAATTAGAACAGGAGGAAACTGACGATGCCGGAGAAGAGATCTAAGAATTTTGAAAAAGTAAAAAGATACTATGATAACGGGCTTTGGAAAATCAAAAGAGTGCGAGATGCAGTTCCTAGATGGATTACCCCAGAAGAGTTTGAGCTCATTACTGGAGAAGTATACGTAGAAGAATAGCTAGGAGAAAAGTCAAAATGGAATTTAATATTAAGACCAGGCTTGCACATGCTTGGAATGCTTTTATGAGCCGGGACCCGACATATCATAACGTTGGCCCCGGTTATTCTTTGCGTCCAGATAGACCACGATTAGGTCATGGAAACGAACGATCAATAGTATCTTCCATATTTAATCGCATAGCACTTGATGTGGCAACTATAGATATTAAACACTGTAGATTAGATTCTGCGGGACGATTTATCGAAGAGATTGAGTCTGGAATAAATGGGTGCTTGAATTTCGAAGCAAATATTGATCAATCGGGACGAGCATTCATCCATGATGTAGTTTTATCCATGCTTGACGAGGGCGCAGTAGCTATCGTTCCGGTGGATACATCATTTAATCCAAAGATAAGTAATTCTTTCAGCATTGACTCGGTCCGAACCGGGAAAATAATTGAATGGTACCCAAAGCATGTCAAAGTACGAATCTATAACGACCGACGAGGAGAAAAAGAAGATATTCTTTTACCAAAAAGTCAGGTAGGAATCATAGAAAATCCATTATACGCAATCGTTAACGAGCCAAACTCTACACTGCAGAGACTGATGAGAAAACTAAGCTTATTGGATGCGACAGATGAAAAAACGGCATCCGGTAAATTGGATTTAATCATTCAGCTTCCGTATGTAGCCAAAACTCAGGCACGTAGAGAGCAGGCTGAGAGACGACGAAATGACATGGAAGAACAGCTCACCAATTCGAAGTATGGTGTAGCCTACATTGATGGTACAGAGAAAGTCATCCAGCTTAATCGGTCATTAGAGAATAATCTTCTCAAGCAGGTCGAATACTGGACTAATATGCTTTATAGTCAGCTTGGTATTACGCAGGCAGTTCTGGACGGAACAGCTGATGAACAGACTATGCTGAATTATAACAATCGTACTGTAGAACCTATTGTAGCAGCGATTGCCGATGAATTAAAACGTAAATTTCTAACAAAGACCGCTCGATCTCAAGGGCAGTCTATCGAATATTTCAGAGATCCATTCCGACTGGTTCCAGTCAATAATATCGCAGAAATTGCTGATAAATTCACACGAAACGAAATTATGACATCTAACGAGATAAGACAAATCGTTGGTATGAAACCAGCAGATGATCCGAAAGCTGACGAGTTACGAAATAGTAATATCAGTCAGTCTAAGCAGGAAGCTGCAAATGCTGTTCCTGTAATAAAAAATGAAGAGAGGAGAGAAGGTCAAAATGGATAATTGTGATTTTAGCGGATATGCCACTCGTAATGATTTACTCTGCGGTGACGGCGTTACTATCCGTAAAGATGCGTTCAAAGGTAATGACGGATGTGAAGTTCCATTAGTTTGGAACCATGAACATAATGATCCGAACGCAGTCCTTGGTCATGCAGTTCTGGAAAACCGCGATGATGGCGTATATGCCTACGGTGTATTCAATGATACTGAACAGGGGCAGACTGCTAAGAAACTTGTGCAGAATGGAGATGTAAGATCTCTTTCTATTTGGGCTAATCAGCTCAAAAAGATTGGCAAAGACGTTGTTCACGGAAATATCAGGGAGCTTAGTCTTGTGTTGGCTGGAGCTAATCCTGGAGCATACGTGGATTTTGTTATGGCGCATTCTGCCGAGGGTGAAGAGGAGATGGAAGTATCATGGGATGAGAATATTATGCTCTATCACTCAGCTGATGCCGAAAAGAAAGGAGAAAACAAAGTGACTGAAGAAACCAAAAAACCAGAAACGTCAGAAGGTTCTGATGATAAAACCATCAAAAAGGTAAAAGAGGTATTGGATACCATGAATGACGAGCAGAAAGAAGCTATGTATGCTGTACTTGGCATGGCACTTCCTGATGATGAAGACGATGATGAAGACGATGATGAAAAAGGAGGAAATGTAGTGAAACATAACATTTTTGACAACGAAGAAAGAGAGCAGGCAAATAAGTCTATTCTTAGCCACTCTGACGAAATGAAAATTGTATCTATGGCTAAGCAGAGTGGCATTGGATCACTGAGAGCGGCAATGAATATCTTTGCAGAGGAGAATGCCGGCACATTAGCTCATGGAGTATTTGACGACGAAGTTGAGAAACTGTTTCCTGAGTATGAGCTTCTGAAAAAAGGTGAGCCGGAAACTCTTACCAGAGATCAGTCCTGGATTGATACTGCTATGGCTAAAATTCATAAGAGTCCGTATACCCGTATCAAGACCCGTCAGGCTGACGCTCGTATCGCTGAGCTGAAAGCTAAAGGTTACCAGAAGAAGGGCGATTATAAGAAAGAAATGGCGAAAATCAAACTGCTGTCCCGTACAACAGACCCTCAGACAGTTTATATCAAAGATACCTTACAGCGTGACGATATCGTTGATATTACAGACTTTGATGTAGTTGCATATCAGTGGAACATCATGAGACAGACTCTGAATGAAGAACTGATTATGGCTGCACTGGTTGGCGATGGTCGTGAAGACGGTGATCCGGATAAAATTCATGAAGATCATATCCGTTCTATCTGGAACGATGACGAGCTGTATACAATTCATCAGACAGTAGATTTCGATAAAGCTAAACAGGAACTTCAGGGTTCTAATACAGGTGCTAACTTTGGTGAGAACTATATCAAAGCCGAAGCTATTCTTACCGCATCTCTGTATGCGCGTGAGAAGTACAAAGGATCAGGCTCACTTGACTTCTACTGTACACCACATCTGCTTAACGTGATGCTTCTGGCTCGTGATCTGAACGGTCGTCGTATTTATGATTCTAAAGATGATCTTGCCGCAGCACTCAACATAAACTCCATTGTTACTGTTGAGCAGTTTGAGGGTCTGGAAAGAACCGATAGCGAGACTAACAAACATAAACTGCTTGGTCTGTTTGTAAATCTCGGAGACTACCAGTTCGGTGCTGCTAAGGGTGGTGAAGTATCTAAGTTCGATAACTTTGACATCGATTTCAACCAGTACAAATACCTGCTTGAGACAAGACTGTCTGGTTCTCTTACAAAGGTATATTCTGCTATTGCTCTTGAAGAGAATGTAGCGTAATTATACCTAGAGGTTAGTTGAAACAAACTTTAAATATTATAAAGGAGATTAATGATATGAAAGCTATGTTATCACAGCCGATGGCTGGAAGAACCGATGCTGAAATTATTGCAACCAGAGAAAAAGCAGTCAAGGTTTTAGAAGAAAAAGGATATGAAATTGTAAATACCCTTTTTACAGATGAATGGTACAGCAAAGAAAATATGGAAGAACGAGGTGTTGTTCAAATTCCGTTATGTTTTCTTGCCAAATCATTAGAGAACATGAGCTTGTGTCATGCCGTTTATTTCTGCAAAGGCTGGGAAAATGCCAGAGGATGTAAAATAGAACATGACGCAGCAGTAGCTTATGGGCTTGATATTATCTATGAAGAATAAGGAGATTAAGAACATGGAAGTAATGTACATGAACGCTGGCGATAAAAATATCGCGGTAAGAAAAGTGTATGCCAAAGCGGATGGTGTAGCATATGCAGAATCCACCTTTAAAACAAAGCTGACTCCAGATGAACTGGAAGACGCTTTCTATAAAGGAATGGTAGTGATCGATGCTGCAGGTGTAGTTTATCGTCCGATTAGCTGTAAAGTAGCTTCAAAAGTTGTTACTGTTACATATGCCACAACTGATACTACACCTACAGCTGCTAAACTCGCCACAGTTAAGGCAGAGTGATTCTGGGAGGACAATTAGATGAGTAAATGGTTTGGTAAAATCGGCTATGCTGTCACCAACGAGACGGAGACGGAGCCTGGGTTATGGGATGATACAATTCTCGAACGCGAATATTATGGTGATATGACCTATGATCGCAGAAAAAGACAGACATCTGGCAGTATTAATGACAATATCTTACTCGCGAATGTGGTTAGTATTTTAGCCGATCCATTTGCTATCGAAAATTGTTCTTACATGGCTTATGCTGAAATTATGGGTACTAAGTGGAAAATCTCAGAAGTTGAGGTTCAGTATCCAAGATTAATCTTGACTATAGGAGGTGTCTGGAATGGGGACACGACTGGAACTACAGAGCAAACTTGAAGAGTTGCTTGGGTGCAGACATGTTTACTATCAGTCCCCCGAATCGGTCAAAATGGAATATCCCGCAATAAGGTATTCCAGAAGTAGGATAGATTCAGAACGTGCTGATAATACAGCATATCTGAAACACAAACGATACGAGCTAATTGTGATATCAAGAAAACCTGACGAGCCTGTCATTGAGAAGTTGCTGGAATTACCATACTGCTCATTCGGGACAAGCTATAAATCAGATAACCTATATCACGATACGCTCGTTTTATATTTTTAAGGAGGATTAATAAATGCCTAAACTTACATGGGACCAGACTGGTGAACGTTTATACACAACCGGTGTTAGTAAAGGAGTTCTGTTTCCGTATACAGAAGATAAATATGGTGCCGGTGTTGCTTGGAACGGTTTGACAAAAGTATCGGAAAATCCATCAGGCGCTGAGCCTACAGCTTTATGGGCTGATAATGGTAAATACCTGAATATTCTGTCTGCGGAAACATTCGCTGCTACGATTTCCGCATATATGTATCCTGACGAATTTAAGAAATGTATTGGTGAAGAAGAGGTAGTAGCTGGTATGTCTGTAGGTCAGCAGGATCATCAGATGTTCGGCTTCTCTTATCAGACAATTATCGGTAATGATACAAAGAATACAAAGTATGGATATCAGATTCATGTTGTGTACGGATGCAACGCAGCAGCAAGTCCAAAAGATTATGAAACAGTGAATGATAGTCCGTCAGCAGCAGAGATGAGCTTTGACCTCTCAACTACACCAGTTGATGTAACAGGATTCAAACCTACGGCTACGCTTTTATTTGATTCTACAAAACTTTCTAAAGAACAGATGAAAGCCGTCGAGACCGCATTGTATGGTGATGAATCTGCGGCTCCTAAACTGCCAACTCCAGATGAGTTCAAAGCTCTTATTCAGGCAGCTGTATCATAAATAAATAACAATATAACGAAAAGCTCTAACTGTGTATTCAGCTGGGGCTTTTCTTTTTAATAAAAAAAAAGGAGAAAACGACTATGTTAAAAAAAACAATTCCATATGAAGATTACAACGGAACTAAAAGAGAAGAAGATTTCTACTTCAATCTCACAGAAACCGAACTTGCCGAGATGCAGCTCGAAGTTACAGGCGGTTTAGACACTATGCTTCAGGCAATTATCAAAGCTCAGGATATTCCTACAATCGCCAAATTATTCAAACAGATTATTCTTAAATCTTATGGTCAGAAGTCTCCAGATGGAAGGCGATTCATCAAGTCTGACGAGCTGTCAACAGAGTTCTCTCAGACTGAAGCATACAATGTTTTGTACATGGAACTGTCTCAGGATGCTGAAAAAGCAGCTGAGTTTATCAAGGGAATTATTCCTGCTAAATACAGAGAAGTAATTGATACACCGGAACTGCCGGCTTAATAAATACGAAAAATATGGAGGATGAGAGATGCTTGAACTCGTGGTTCCGAGTGATATTAATGAGGGATGGGATGAAATAAAAGGGGAGTTTATATACGAAGAACTCAACAAGCCAAAAACCATTATACTGGAGCATTCTCTTGTCTCTCTGTCAAAATGGGAATCCTTATGGAAGAAACGATACTTTCCGGTTGAGAATCGCACAATCGATGAAATAGTGAGCTACATACAATGTATGACAATTACTAAAAATGTTGAACCGGAAGTTTATGATCGTTTGATTCACCATCAGGATTTGATAAATAGAATAACGGAATATATCAATGATCCAATGACTGCAACTACCTTTGGCAAAAATCAGAACGATAATTCAACTCGGACTGAAAATATATCATCGGAACTCATATATTTCTGGATGTTCGATAATGGTATTCCAATGGAATGCGAAAAGTGGCATTTAAACAGATTACTCACACTTATAAGAGTATGCAATGTAAAAAGAGGCTCTGGCAAGAAGATGAGTCAGTCCGAAATAATGCGACAGTATAAATCTATAAATGAAGCAAACCGAGCAAAATTCCGCTCGAAGGGGTAATTACATGTTAAAAGGAATTGACGTATCAGCATATAACGGAACTATCGACTGGGGGACGGTAGCGGCATATGGTATGGATTTTGCAATCTTACGTATTACTGAAAAAGGTAATGTAGTAGATAGTTCCTTTGAACGAAACTACAAGGGATGCATTGACAATCATATACCGGTTGGTGTTTATAAATACAGCTATGCTATCAATGTGTCTGAAATCCAGGAAGAAGCTCGAAAAGTTCTTTCTACGTTGAACGGCAGGAAGTTAAATCTCCCTGTATGGTTGGATCTCGAATGGGATAAACAGAAAGAACTTGGAACTAAGAAGATTTCAATGCTTTCTGAGGCTTTTATCAAAGTGATAACTGATGCCGGATATAAAGCTGGAATTTACTGCAATGCTAAACAGTGGTATGAGTCTGTTATTGGAAATGATCTTAAACAGAAATATGACTTTTGGATTGCAAGTTATCCGACACATGACGATGGAACACTTCAGGAAAGATTGAGACCGAGCTATGGTGTTGGATGGCAATACAGTTCCAATGCTAAAATACCTGGAGTTCCGATAGTTGTTGACAGAAGTGTGTTTTATAAAGACTACACTAAAGAAGAGTCTAAGCCAGTCAAAATGGAGGAAATCAAAGTGAGCAAATTACAGGAGTTTATAAACCTTGGTCATTACTATGCCAATAATGGCGGTGATAAACCATATCTTGAAAAGAGAACTGAAGAATATCTTGACGATTTCCAGAAAAACGCTGGTTATAACAATTATACAAAATTTGCAAGAGACGTAAATCGTCTTGGTCAGCCCGGATGTCAGGGACAACCATGGTGTGCTGAGTATAAATTCTGGGAGCTCGTTCAGGTGTTAGGAATCACAAAGGCTCTTAAAATTATGGGTGGCGGATTCTACAACTGTGCATCAGTAATGAATCATGCAAAGGCAAATGGAACATGGCATACAAAACCGAAGAAAGGCGCTCTTGTTATATTTAGACGTGGAGCGCATATTGGCTCTGTTGATAGCTATGACGAAAATTACGTATATACCAACGAAGGAAATACATCATCTGTTCCAGGCGTAGTTGCTAATGGAGGAGCTGTCCGAAACAAGAGATATCCAATTAACGATTCTTCCATCACTGGTTATGTATGGATTGACTGGGGTGAAGAAACCTCTGCTGAGAAATGGGTTGCTACTGGAACCAGAATCTCAACAGTTGACGATCTCTACATTCGAGAAAGTCCTAATGGATATGTATTAGGGCAAATCAACGCTGGTGATAGAGTTGAAATCGATGGAACTGTATCTGGTAAATGGACGAAAGTGAAAGTGACAAATATCGGTATCGGTTGGGCTTGGACAGCTTATCTTCAGGAATCTGAACCAGTGAAACCACAGACCATCACAAGTAAGCAGAATAAGAAAAAGAGATTATTCGTTGGTGAAGTTAAAGTTAAAGAGACCGATGTACGAACATGGGCCGGAGACGAGTATCCGACAATCAAGAAGTATCCATATCTTGCAAAAACCAATTTGGTTGATGTCATGGATTATACACAGAAAGATACATCCGGAAACAAATGGTATTATGTCAGAATCGCAGGTAAATACTTTGGTTTTGTTAAAGCGAGTGATGTTAAGAAACGATGAGGTGTTAATATGATAACTTTCAGACAAAAGGGCGATTTCTCTAATCTGTCAGGATTCCTTGAGAGAGCTAAAGAAACGGTTAATCTTGGAATTTTAAACAAGTACGGTCGTGCTGGAGTTGCTGCTCTTTCGTCTGCAACCCCTGTTGATACTGGTAAAACAGCAGCATCGTGGACATACGAGATTGTCCGTCAAAATGGGGGCGTATCTATAGAATTTCACAATACAAATGTTCAGAGAGGTATACCGATTGCAATAATCTTACAGACAGGTCATGCAACTGGTACTGGAGGCTGGGTAGAAGGAAGAGATTATATCAATCCTGCTATTCAGCCTATTTTTGACAAAATAGCAAAAGAGGCTTGGGAGGAGGTTGTTAAGAAATGAGTAAAGTAGTTGATAGCAGAGTCGTTGAAATGCGGTTCGATAATGCGCAGTTTGAGCGTAATGTTAAAACTACCATGTCGACTCTTGATAAACTCAAAGAGAAGCTGAAATTCTCCGGAGCTTCAAAAGGTCTTGATGATATCGAGAAATCTGCAAAACAGGTTGATATGTCTGGATTAGGCAGAGGTGTCGATACTATCAAAATGAAATTCTCCGCCATGGAAGTTATAGCCATGACTGCATTGTCTAACATCACTACGACAGCCATGCAGGTTGGAAAAAGTATTGCTGATGCGTTAACCATCGATCCGATTAAAGATGGTTTTACAGAGTATGAGACTCAGATGAATGCGGTTCAGACTATCTTAGCAAACACCCAGAAAGAGGGTACCACAGTCAAAGATGTCAATAAAGCACTTGATGAGCTTAATACATATGCTGATAAAACCATTTATAACTTCACAGAGATGACTCGTAACATCGGTACTTTTACGGCTGCTGGTGTCAAGCTGGATGCGTCAGTATCAGCAATTAAAGGTATTGCGAACTTGGCTGCAGTATCAGGTTCAACATCTCAGCAGGCATCCACAGCGATGTATCAGTTATCACAGGCTCTGGCCGCAGGTAAAGTTCAGCTTATGGACTGGAACTCAGTCGTTAATGCTGGTATGGGTGGACAGGTATTTCAGGATGCTTTAATCAGAACATCGGAACATCTTGGTACCGGAGCAAAAGAATATATCGAAGCAACTGGTTCATTCCGAAATTCCCTTGAAAAAGGCTGGCTTACAACAGACGTCTTAACTCAGACACTTGATCAGTTTGCAACGGCTGCTGATACTCAGGAAGAATATAATGCAGCTGTCAAAAAGTTTGTAGATCAGGGATATACCCAGGAGCAGGCAAAAGAGATGGCGGATATGGCAAAAACAGCAGGAAATGCCGCCACTAAGGTTAAAACTTTCACTCAGCTTATCGATACTTTAAAGGAAGCGCTTGGCTCAGGATGGACTAAAACATGGCAGCTTATAATCGGTGATTTCGAGGATGCTAAGGAAATATGGACCAAAGTAAGTGACGTTTTAAGCAATCTTATCAATAAATCATCGGATGCTCGTAACAAACTTGTGAAGAAAGTTATGGATAATCCATATTCCGGTTTGCTCAAATCCATTAATGAAGTTACTGACAAGGCTTCCGGACTTCAGGAAATAGTCAATAATGTTATTCGTGGTGATTATGGGAATGGACAGCCACGATTCGATAAACTGGCTGAGCAAGGGTATAACTGGGCTCGTGTTCAGAATATGGTTAATGAGCAGCTCGGTTGTTCTTTCAGATATAACGAAGAGCTTGGTGGATCACAGGAAGATCTGCAGAAAACTCAGGCTGAAACTATTGCTCAGTTGGTTCAAATGTCTGACGCACAGTTAAAAGAAGCTGGATTCACAAAAGGACAGATTAACGCATTACGAGGATTACAGGAACAATCTGAGAAAACCGGCGTTCCGATACAGGATCTCATAAATACCATGAGTCAGATGAGTGGTCGTGATTTATTATTTGGCTCGTTCGAGAATATTGGAAAAAGCATTTTTAATCTTTTTTCTGAGCTGAAGAAAGGATGGAATGATGTATTTAATCCTCCATCAGCTTATACTCTCTATAATATCCTTTATGCGATTTATAACAAAACTGCTCAATTAGCGGTGTTTACTGAAGATCATGGCGAGGAGCTTCGTCGTACGATGGCTGGCTTGGCCGCAGTCCTTGATATAATCAAAATGACTGTCGGTGGGGCATTGAAATTCGGTCTCAAAGCACTTAATGCGATACTCAGTGCGTTCGGAATGGACACGCTTGATCTCACCGCCAACCTTGGGGATTTATTGGTTCAGTTTGACAAATGGCTTAAAGTTGTCGATCCGTTTGAGGCAGTTGCTGAGAAAGCTGGAGAAGGAATCAAGTTCCTGATCGATAAAATCAAAGAGCTGTACGAATATCTTAATAAGATACCTCAGTTTAACAAATTCTTTAACAGTTTTAAGAATATTGATATTACAAAATTTGTAACTGATATATTTAACGACATAGAGAATTTTGATTTCGATAAAGCGTGGGATGACCTTGCCAAAAAAGTAAATGGAAATAAAATAGGTAAAACCATTATCGATGGTCTTAAAAAGGGACTCGACGAAGGTATTACGGCAGTTCCTGATATTTTAATTTCTATTGGAAAGGCAATCCTCGATTCTATCAAGGAAGTTCTTGATATCAATTCACCATCCAAAGAGACTTTCAAAATTGGTGAGTGGACCATAGAAGGTTTACTTAACGGTCTCAAGAATAAGGCTTCAGATGTTATAGACTATCTGAAAGGTCTTGGTGGAAATATGCTCGATGTCCTTAGCAATGTTGACGTAGATTGGGGTAGTGTTATAGCAGTTAGTTCTATCGGAGGACTTGTTTACGGTGTAAATAAATTAATGGATGCTGCATCTAAGTTTGCATCACCGCTTGAAGCCATCACCTCTGTGATAGACGGACTTGCCGATGTCGAAGCGAGTGTTTCTAAGAACATTAAAGCCAATGCTTTTAAAACAAAGATGGATGGCATAAAGCAGTTTGTCACATCTCTGGTTATCGTGGCTGGTTCCATTTATATTCTTGGAAAACTCGATACCAAAACACTTGCTCAAGGCGGATTGGCTACAGCAGTTATCGCTGGTGTGCTTGTTGGAATCGCAGTTGCTATGAGTAAAATAACGGCAGCATCAGCAACTATAGATAGACATGGTATCAAGATTGACGGATTAAAAGCCGGAATCACTTCTATCGGAACTGCAATATTGCTTATCGGCACCACTGTCAAAATACTTGGCAGTATGGATTTAAAAGACATGGAGCATGGTTTTGCTGGCTTAGCTGGAATTGTTACTTCTCTGGCTGTCATAATAGCTACTTTCGGTATTTTTGTCAAAGATGAAAGTTCTAAGAATATAGATAAGCTCGGCAAAATGATGAAAAATATGGCTACGGCTATGTTACTTATAGCCGGTGTCGTGAAAATAATCGGGATGCTTTCAGCTGAGGAAATACTCAGAGGGGTTGCTTTTGCTACTGGTTTTTCGACATTTGTTTTGATAATGGGATTAATAGGAGCCAAATGTGGGGAAGGTGTTGCCAATCTTGGTGACGGTCTGAAATCTCTTGTTATTGCTATGGGTATGCTGGTTGGTGTAACCAAGCTAATCGGATATCTGTCCATTGGTGAAATTGCTAAAGGCGCGGTTTTTGCCGGATCGTTTTTAGCATTTATTGAAATTCTCAAACTCATAAGCAAATCTGATGATGGACAAGTCATGAAGGGTTTAACCAGATTATTATTATCTGTATCCATATCAATGGCACTCATGGCTGGAGTAGTTAAGTTGGTGTCTTATCTATCAGTTGGTGAGATGGTCAAAGGTGGCGTTTTTGTAGCTGCATTCACAGCTTTTGTGTATGCCCTTGTAAAAGTTACTACAATAGCAAGCAATCAGCAAACTGCAAAAATAGCTGCTTCTATATTATCTATATCAGTAGCGGTTGGTATTTTGGCGGGCGTTTCGGTTCTTCTTGGTATGATAAGTATTAAGAATCTTGCGAAAGGCGAGACCGCTATCGCATTGCTATGTGGAATGATGGCGGTCATGGTTCGTCAGTTGCGAGGAGCGAACGATGTTGGCAAGAGTCTGACCGGAATGGCTATTGCAATTGGCGTTATGGCGGCATCTGTGGTCGCGCTTTCTTTTGTGAAAACGGAAAAACTGGTAAGTGCCACATTAGCTATATCAACCATGATGGGGATGTTTGCTGTGGTTGAAAAAGCTTCTTCTGTAGCTACAACATCCATAAAAACCATAGTTGTCATGACTGCTGTTGTGGCAGCGCTCGGCGGG